TTTGAGCGATTGGTGCAGTGACGTGATAATTGATGCTGTTCGCTAGTTTGCCCGTCATATATAGCGGGTTGTTAGGCTCAAAGCCTAGCCGCTCCCTTTGTGCTTGTGTATTTTCTTTTAATTCAGGCCATGCAGGATATTGGCCAACAGCATCTTGATAGACGCCAAATTTCCTTTTTGCTTCTTCTTGAATATGCTGCGCGCCGAGGCTAAGGGCTTCTATCTCGGCCAGCCGATATCTACTTTCTAGCTTTGTTAAATACCCAGAAAATTCTTGTAAATTTTTGAAGTTTTTCATTCTGGGAATGTCAGTGTTTGCCAGTCAAACCGATTTTTCCCGTTTTTTTCTCTTTCAAAATCGCTGAAAATAACAGAAAAAGCCATTTGCCACGCCTCGGGGATTTCACCTTCCCATAGTTTTTCTTCGCCAAAAATGATATTCCATGGGATGCCGTTTTTTAATAACCACAATCGCTCACGGACATCTGAGGAAGTTGCTATTTTTTTGCAACTGCAATCTCATTTTTTTGTTCGGCCTCTCTTTCTTCGTCACTAGATACGCCTCTTATTTTTAAAATACCTTTTAATAAAGCGTTATAGCCATAGTCGTCTAGTCTATCGGTTAATGCGTTAACCTCTCTTTCTGAAAAAGGGGTGGATACGATTTCACCATTAATGCTGACCAACCAATGCAGCGCGCAAACATGTTCCACATACGGGATATTATTTGCAAGCTCAGCACCCACCCATTTAATCACATTGAATTGAGCACTAAAAGGAGGCTTCCTTATTAGAATAGCTCTCCCCATGGCGTCTTCTATTAATGCTTCATTTTTATTAATAGGCTTCTTATCTTCCGATATATTATTTTGATGCAAAGTAACTTTAGTCATAATTCCCCTATAAAAAAATTAAGATAATTTATTTCTTTTTTCTGCTGAGAAACTCATTTTTTGCGTTATGTAATCTTCTGCCTTCCAATCTCCTGCATCATCGTAAGTTAAAACAACGCCTACAAATTGAAATTGTGTTGTAGCTCCATTCGCTTCTGTGATTGTTTCTGTAATAGTTAGTGATGGGATGTTTTGACCCTGATAATAATTCGCTTCTAGGTTGGCGATGTAGTCATCTATCGCGCTGCTTGTTCTTTCCATCTCAAAACTTCCTTCCCAACCCATCGGGATATTAATGTGGCGGTTTGTTCCATCCAGAGAAGCGGTTTCTCTGTTCGATGTTTTTTGCTTTGATGAAAACATTTTGATTCGGTTGGTTGTAACCAGTCCACTTTGATCATTTAATGTGAGTACCACATCTTTACCAACTGAAATTCCGTTAATAGGCACGATTAATCTCCTTATTTAATAAAAAGCCCGTAAAATACGGGCTTTATTCATCCATGAATGATTTTTAAGACAAGTTTGGCAATGTTGCGGTTCTATCAATAGAAACGCTCTGTCCGCCTTCGACGTTGATAATGAAGTATTCAACTACGCTTAAGTAAATAACTTTCACATCGGCTTGTTGATACCCAAGCGCAACGCGTGAAGATGGGTTATTGCTGGCGTTTAAAATGACTTGATAAGCGGGGCCACCGTTTACAGCACCAATCATATTTTGCTGTTGCAAGTTGCTTAGGAAAGTTTGAATGGTGTTTTGAGCGTTCAAGCGTTCTGTCACTGTTTGCAGCTGACCGACATACATACCCATCCCCGCATTTAAAGTCGCGGCAATGTAGTTTGTCATGCGGGTGTAGTTGTCGCCGTGAATGACGGCGTTGCTTGACGTGTTCCGACCAAACCGTGGGCCAAAGTAATTGCCACCTGGCACTGGGTTTGTAATCACGTCTAACCCTGCACCGCCTATGGCTTGCAAATCAGCTTGGCTATAGGTTTGGTTTGAGTATGATTTTTGTGTACCTACGATTCCATAAAGCGGCTTATTCAAACTGCTGCGTTCAGGGCTCAGGTTTGCTAATAATCCAGAGACAAAACCTTGGGGGCTAATTACCCTCAATTGATTATTGTAACTGTCTAGCCAGTATATCCAGTCGCCGAGTAATAATTTTGCAGCATAAGAATCTATGCCCGCCGTTTGTTTCGCTGTAATGGCTGACGCAATCGTTTCACCAGACGGCCCAATCATAATCATGTAAGAACCTTCAGATAGACCGTAGGAGACTTGAGTTGACCACGTTGTTGAGTCGTCACAGTCACATAAATCGACGATTGATGCGCCAGAATTTCTAAGCGCATACATACCCGTCCGTGGCACAACATCTTGCCCAATTAATGTAGTCGCGGTCACGTTAGTATTACCGTCTGTTCCACCTGCAAGCGTATACGTTGCCACCGCAGGTGCTGATGCTGAGCCTATGCTTAGTGTGCCTGTTGCCCCACCTGTTCCGCCGCCGCCTGTTACTGAAAGCGCAGAAGTAGAATCATAACCAGTTCCTTCTGATGTGACTTGAACCGATAATAAACCCCATAAAACAGTTAAGGTGGCACTTGCTCCGCTACCCGATGTTGAGCCTTGGGCGACTGGGCTGGATGGAAGTACCGTATAAGCCCCCGCCGTATTAACCGTCAGAGTATTCACGCCAAATAGCGCAGTATTGAAAGTTGCTCCGCTACCTACGCCGCTTGTTGCGAACTGAGTAAATGTTGCGCTGTTAGCAGAATAAGAACCCGCCGTTGAAATTGTAACCGCTGTTACTGCGCCGCCACTCACCGATGAAACGGTCAAAACGGCTTTCGTTCCAGCGGTTCCCCCCGCAAGTGTTATAAGGTCTCCGACTAGATAATTTGAACCGCCAGCATTGACGGCAATACTAACTAGTTTCGTTGTGGCCACGTTAAAAATTGAACTTATTGTATGGGTTCCGCTCGTAATCGTTACCGTGTCTGTGGGGGAATATCCGGTTCCTGCCGATGCAACAGTCGCCGAAACGGATTTCATTGTTGCCGCTAAAACTGCGCCACTTCCATTTCCTGTTGTTCCTAAAGTTGGCAAAGTCGCATAGCTTCCCGCTCTTGTTACGGATACGGTGTTTATGAAGTTGTTGAGTGTCGCGATGCAAAGTTGTGATGGGCCGCGCGATGAGCTTTGGCCAAGGTTAACCGCGTTCGATAAGTTAGACCAAAAAACGGTGCCTGTTCCGCCAATGTTATCAAAAACTTCTGGCACACCGTTTGGAATGACTAAAGTCAGTTTGTAGGTAGGTACTGATGCTGTATAGCTAGAGCCTGTTGAGATTGTAGCCGTTACTGTATTGCCGACCGTTCCCGTATAGTATGCGGTTAAAGTAACGCCTGTGACTGGCGAACCGTTTGTATCAACAATTGCAATCGTTGCCGCAACGTCCGTTCCGTCAGTTACACGTACGCATCGAAAATTATTAGCATACTGCAACGATGCGACAGCCACATGAGTTCCCATATCGTATTTGTTAGTTTGAACGCCGCCAAAATTTTGGACGTACTGTGTCAAATTACCTACAATAGTTGGGCTGTTAGTTGGCCCCCATGTCGCCGTTCCTACAACACCAAGCACATTGGTTGGCACGCCATTAATAAACGCATTTTGTGGTGGAACTATCTGGACATATAAATCGGGAACTGAAAGTGCCGTTGTATTGATGCTTCCTGACTGTATGATACTCATCCTTGAGTCTCCTTAGTAATCTAATGAATTTACTTCTTTTCGTATACGCTTTTGAGTTTAATAATCGGCTTTTCATCCAATTCTTCAACAATTTGCGCTTCAATGAAATTTTTCGAATCTTCTTTCGCTTGAAGCATTAATCTTTCATCCTCAAGCAACTTGACTCTTCTTACATGTGATGAGTGCATATATTTTTCGACGGCATCTTGATCCAAGATGTAATCGCCGCGCTTGTAATTATCAAAAGGCAAAACAACAACGAGCTTATGAATAGCATTCATTTCAAAATTCCTTTTTGAAGTATGATTGAGTTATGATTTAACGATAAAAAATTAGGCACTCTGAGCTGTTTCGTTTTCGGAAATATTAATTGCAGGCTCTGCTTCTTTTAAATTTTTAAGGAAAGCAATAGCGCCATCAACTTGATTATGCTTAAACTCTCCCAGAAACTTTATAAAATCATCTCTTTGCTGCTCTGTTAAAATATAATTTTTCACTTTATTGCTCCTTGTTTAATTTTTCCCATTTTCCGTTTTGTCAAAGCGGCCTCACCTTGTTTCAATAGCAGGCATCCTAACTCCACGATATTCATCAGTACGTTCACTATTCCACAAGAAATAAGCGGGATCGGAAGCATAGAAGTTAGTAATTTCATCCGCCGTTATTGCTGTAGCATTACCCAATACATGGTCTGACAACGCTTTCATCATGCGATGATTTTGACATATGTAGTCAATTTCACAGATTTTACATACTCTAAGCTCGCCGCCGTAAAAATCATTTTCCCACTGTACGGCAAAATCTGAGCCGCAAACTGGGCAATGGGGGTCAGCATTACCTATTGTAGTAACTGTTCCCGAAGTGCCCCGCCCTTTTAATGCGCCGCTTTGGCTATAAATGATATATCCCGCGGTAGGATTGCTTCCAGGAATTCCAGCAGAATTAGCTATAAATAAGACTGATGTGCCGCCGCCCGCAGACGGGCTTGCGAATAAGCCCACATTTCCGATTTTACTAATATATACCTGATTTGTAATATTGCCGCCCGAATATACCCCCAAACGCAATCCAGAATCTGAATCAGATTGCATGCCAAAAATAGAATTTCCTCCATTTTGGACGGCCACAATGGGGTCTCCCGCGCTTAGTTTGGCGTGCATCTCCACCACAGGGGATGAAATTGTTCCAATTTTAGTAAATACGGGGGTAGAAGAAGTGGCGATATCTTGGATCGTATTAATTTGAGACGCCGTAACTTTTAAATTTGTCGTATTATAGTTTAAAAAACTTCCGCCAATAACCGTTCCTTGCCATGTTCCCGTTGCTATTGTTCCGAGAGTCGTTATTGTACTTTGACCTACATATGCAGAGCTGATATCAATAGTGGGAACTGTTGAGGTTCCCCCTACAGTTATACGATTAGAGGTGCCACCAATGCTTGTTACTTTTGCATCCGTGTAAGTCGTTGCTATGCTAGAGCCGTTCCATGTTCCAGCCGTTACAACGCCCAGTCGTGATATATCAAATTGCCCTGTCGTTCCAATCGTAACGCGGCCTTTTAAATTTGCTGCGTATTTATTAGTACCGAATGCTGGTTCTTCTATATAAATACCAAAACCATTTGTAATAGAGCTGCCAGCTTGTCCGCCAATGCCTACATAGCAGCCTATGGCGTTAACTAGCGTAGAGAAAGCCATCGTGAAACTTGGAACTATTGATTGGGCATAAACATACGTTGAGTTTGCGGAAACAACAAAAGCGTGATTAAGTTCAACGCCCGCTTGCGCATTAGATGTTATATTAAGAGTGCCCGTATACTGCATCGCGTTTGTATTTATTATATTATTAGCATCGAATGTCACTGATCCGTTTATAAATAATCCGCCGAAGGTTGGTGATGCTGTGCTGCTAATATCTTGGATTGTATTAATTTGGGACGCGGTCAATTGCAGGTTATCTGTATTATAATTTAAGCTTAAAGTGACATTTCCCGCTGGGTTGCTAGCCAAAACGCCATTGCTTCCTATTATTGATGTAACGGTATTGGTTGCTATCGCGTTACTTTTAACGCCTTGCAATTTTGGGCTAAATTCTCCAAACATTTAATAATCTCCGCCTTGAGCAAAAATAGAAATCACTTTTGCTGCAGTAACTGTCGTTAATGCAGATGCTTTTAATACTGAGCCGTTAGACAAATATAGATAGTAGTTTCCATTTGAATCCCTGGATAAGCTTGGAATTTGAGAGTTTCCCAAAACATTAATAACGGGGAGCGCGTTTGTATTGCCAGAGTTAGCAGGTATTGAAATGGTTCCGATAATGTAAGTTACCGCACTTGCAACAATTGAAAATTGCACATCTCTCGCGGAAGAGTCTGTGCTGCTAACAAGAATATTCTCAATTTTTGAACCGTTTGTGCCTGCCGTATAGATTGTTTTTAGATTCTGAGCGTCCGCATTAGCTATTTGAACAAGTCCATTTGTGATTGTTTGCGGGAATATTGGAGTTGCAGTAACGGCCATTTTTTATAATCCTCCAAAGTATGTATAGCTAAATAAATCAGACGGGATATTGATTGTTGCGCTCGTTAATGCAGTATTTGAACTTACCCCAACCTCTGATGCGTTCGCTGTCGATGCGGTTAAATTTCCAATCAATTTTAATGATGAGACTGTTTGGATTTTTGCATATGTAACAGAGTTATTCGTGTAATCTGTTGTCGCAAAAGGATAAGATGAATTAATTGAATTTAAATTACTCATTAAGCACCCGTAAAGTTTCCAACATAGCCGATAACAGCAAATGTATTATTTGCGACGATACATTTAAGTGCTATGTATCCGTATTGATCAACAGCCGTTAAGCTGCCGCCTGAACCAGAAGTCGTGGTTTTTGAGCCTGATACAATCTGTTGGCCAGAGCCCTGAGCTATTTTAAAAAGCCCTGCGCCTAATCCATTTATTTCAAAAATACTGCCCACCACCGCCGATGTTGGAAGTGTAAGCGTAACTAAAGACGCGTTATTCGCGATATACGAATTATTAACCGCCATGGTTTGCGATGTTCCGCTGACGACAGTCGTAGGCAATGCAAGCGATGAAGTAAGTGCGGTACCGACGAATGATAGTCCAGCCCCTAGCGTCACCTCAGAGTAATTAGCCGCCCCCGCCGTTGGATTACCCAATAAAATATTGGCGGCCGATGCTTGCTGAAACTTCGCGTAAGTTAAAGAGTTGTCGCTATAGTCAGCGGTTTCGAACGGATAGGATGAATCAATTGCATTGAAATTAGACATGATATTCCTTTAGATAAATTCAAGATTCCCTTGGCCGTTAACCACCCAAAAAGTTATGTTTTCTTCAAAACAAACGATTTCGATTGCGTTACCCACATTTTTACTTTGTATATAGCCCATTGGGCCCGCTGACGTTGACGTAATTCCACCATTTATTGTTTGATTGTCATTTAGTGACAAAATAAAATTTCCCAATTTGTTAACATTTATTATTTTTATAGAAGAGCCAACCAAGCAAAGAGCGGGCATTGTTAACATACAAATTGAGGGGCGATTTATAAAATACCCATTATTCGCGCTCAATTGCGCGCTTGATTGTGTAATAATGCTCCACGGAAATTGACTATTAACCAGCGCGTCTGCAATGGTTGAAAATTGCGCGGCCATGTCATTTTCGGGATTGTACGGAGAACGCCCTAAATAAAATAAATCCGTATTTTGTATATTTGTGGCGGGATTATCTTGGAAAATCTGGTTAATATTTCTTGACATAATATTAATTTCCAAATAAGCCGAATAACTCTCCATCTAATAAGATGAAATAAGAACCATCCAATAATAATAATTGTGGGTAAGGGTAAGGCGAAATATTGACGATGTTGTTCGTGATTGAATAATCCGTTTCACTTTCAGTAATAGCGTATTCAACTAAAAATTTAATATCTCTTCGATAACACTTTGTTTTTTGTAGCTCATCGTGTTCACTTGAGCCAACAAATTTCAATTGTGAAAAATAACCGTCTGGCATCACGATTCTTGAAAATGATGCAAATAGAGAAGAAATGGCGTTTCCAATTTCTTCTCGAACTTGTGGCGTAGGTGCCCACACGGTTAAAGTGAAAACACGCTCTTCTCTCGCTAATTCTCTTGCGCTTACCCCTGTTACACCTATTCCCGTTGAAATACGGTAAGCGTTCGGAATATTAATAATATTGGATGAATATGTCGCGCCTGGGATTCGTTGCGCAAGGTTTTCGGCAATTAAAGTCGTTGTATCGGTGGGCTGTACCGCATAGTTATAGCCGTTTCCGTTCACCGTAATCATACAGGTTTGAGGATTTGAATTAACCGCGCCGCCTACGGTTACCTGCGTGACAGCTGCATTCGTGCTTAACGTAATCGTCGCGGGATTAATGCTAATCGTTTGCCATGACGTATCAAATCGTGTCGTTGCCCTGCTCATGAGCGGGTAAACGCTTACCTGTGCTTTACGCGCCGTTAAATCTGCGTCCAGCGTTTCGGGTATCGGCCATCCTGGAAATATTCTGATGTCGCAATTGGCTATGCTGGGGAAATTAATACCGTTCGGATATAAAGCTGTTTGCGCTAAAATGGTTAGTGCAACTTGGACATCATAAGCATCCGCCATTTTTTATATACTATTGACCGAAGATATATTATTGATAGTTTCAGCAACCGTGTAATCAGTTTCAGTATTCGTGATAGCGTAGTCAACCGAGAAATTAATCTCTCTTGCATAACATTTCGTTTTTTCCATTCTGTCGGATTCTTTTGAACCGTTGAAAGTAAGTTGTGCATAGTAGCCGTCAGGTAATGCAATCCTAGGGCTTGATGCAAAAGTGACGATAAGCGCATTACCGATTTGTGAGCGAACAATCGGCGTAGGAGCCCAAACCGTAACCGTTAGCTCCCTTCTCTCTCTTGCAAGCTCTTGAACGCTTGTGCCCGACACACTGATTCGCGCGGCTAAATGATAAGCGTTCGTAATAGTGATAACGTTGTTTAAAGCAGACGCGCCAGCAATCATGTCGGCTATACTGCTTGCAATCGTGTTTATCGTATCATTTGCTTGTACGCCGTAAGCGTAGGCAATATCGTTCACGATAACCATGCAAGTCTGCGGCGTTGTCACGGTACCCGTGATAGTAATTGTGCTTGTCGGCGTTGATTGGCTTGCATCAATCGTCAATATCAGTGTTGCAACATTAATAGAAGTCGTCTGCCACGACTTATCGAATCTTGTCGACATTTTAGCGACGCCAGGCACTATACTTACTTGCGCATTTCTCGCCGTCAAATCCGAGTCGAGCGCGGCAGGGATAGGGTAACCTGGGAAAATTTTAACATCGCAGCCCGAAATGCTTGGGCTTCCAGTGCCGTTTGGATAAATAGCAGTCTGCGCTAATGCTGTCAGCACAACTTGAACATCATAAATATCAGCCATTTAAATCCTCGTCTCGCAAAAAAGGTTTTGAGGACTCAAACTTGATGGAAATGCTGCAATCGTTCGTCTCTAGGCGTGCGTGAGCAATAAAATTGTTTTTATCTTTTTCTTCAAGCACTTTAGTTACCCGAAACTCGATATCATCGACTAAAAAAACAGAACCTTCTTCTGGCAAAGGAATGGAGCACGTTTCACGTTTTATATTTCGAGGCGTTCGCATTCAGCCTTGTATCCTAGTGAATTCCAATAGGGTGCGGTAACTTGATAGCGCACGCCTAAGTCATCCACAATAATATCTCTTGATTGCAATGTTCCATTTGGGCTTTTAAAGAAAATATCCCATGAAGTATTTCTAACAATGTCGGAAGGCAACCCCGAAGGCGGGTTTCGTAAATTCTTTGATTTTTGGATGCTCGCGGGCAAACTGGTGGCGATTACCGTTTCTTGTGTGGGGTCTAGCCCTTGGTAGTCCAGCGCACCCACACCCATTGTTGGGATAGGGCGTCTGATAGAAATTATCCTGGGGTATATAAAGCTCACTTAAACAAAGCTCCTAGCCCTGTACTGCGCCAGCATATTTTTTGTATCATCATCCAAGTAAGTCGATGTCGCTCTTTCAAGTGCTGTATCCCCTGCTTTCATCATTTTCATATTGCCGAAAATCGGAGCGTTTAGAGATGCATTCAGAATGTTAGCGCACGACTGTTTTATATCTGATGGTAAATTGGTATATTGCCAACCTGCGGCATAATTGACCCTGATTTCCGAATAATAAGCAATCAGCACACCAGCGGGTATCCATAAATTCGCAGTGTAAGGGTCTGTTATGCTGCAAACGGTTACATCAAACGGCTCCCACACGGGCGGCCCACCAAATTTCGTTATTGTTGCAAGAAGATTGTATTGGTCAACAACCCCCGCAGGCGATGCGCCCCGTCTTGTATAACCGTAACGCCCTTGTCCGCTCAGTAAATTTAAAACAGGAAATCGACTTAATCTAGTCAGTGGCCGATTTTGTGGCATCGAAAGCGTTTCAAAAATCGTTAATCCAAAATCGAGTGTGCATCCCGCATCGTGCGAAAACTGTACTGAAGTTAAAGTGATAACATTTCCAGCAATCGCCACTATCGAGCAAGCCTCGACAGCTTCCGAGTTCGATTTATTTAAAATCGCAACGAACCCGACTTGTACCGCAACGACTGGCCCCGTGACCGTCACGTTTACGTTTACTCCTGGCGAGATTGAACCCGTCGATACAAGCGTAATAGTGGGCGCAAGCGATTGCATATAAGCAGGCGCGCCATTTGCATCGGGCATCCAGATTAAACCTTCTGGCCTCTGTAGATAACTATCAATAACCGTGGATGCTTGCGTTACTTGCGCCGCTGTTGTCGACGATGCGACACCGTAGGCATCATAATCGCTTGACTGCAAGTAAACGCTTCCCATTTCTTAGTAGCTCTGCAATAAAAGGATTTGATTGCTAAGCGTTGCCGTGCTTCCGCCGCTGTTTGAAATCGTAACAATAAGACTTTGGTACGGATTTGAATCTGTCGAATTAACCGTTAACGCCGTATTCGCGACTAAAGAACCTGTCACAGCAGACCCTTGCTTGATTGTGCCAGCCGCATCAATATACCGCTGAATACTAACAGAGCCTGTTTGTGTGCTTGTTATGCCAAAAGCAAAATTTTTGTATCCGTTGGTTAGAATCAGGTCAGAAACAGTGCTGCCGCTTGCCGCGACTGTTGTATCAAGGTTTAAAGATGCGCTAGGCACAACAAACTGCAACGGCGATCCAATATCAACGGGTGTACACGCATCAACGTTTTGAGTTGCTAAAGACATACCAATCTCCTTAAATTAATGCGGTAGGATCAACCTGCTTTTTTTAGCCAATCCTTTGTCAATTAAGTACTTGCCTAAATTACTTTCAACATCTGCAACGCCGTTATTGAATTTGACGGAAAGCAAAATTGGGTGGCCTTGCGCATCCACCCAATCACTTACATCCTTAAATTCATGTCCAGGCTGTACGTGGATCGTGTGATTGCTCGAAGCCTGGGTAACATATACTTTCATTAATTAGCCCTTTTTATTAAAACAGAAAATAAAAGCCGCTCTTTTTTAAGGAGCGGCTACCATTAATTGAACGGCCTAGGAATGGGGAGGCCGTCAATTTTATGGACGTTGAACAGCAACGATGCTGTGTGCGTAAGATGGACCTTTTGCTAGAACAGCGTCGAACTTTATGCCGACGTATTGACCAGCCAAGTTTCCAGTTAAGCCAAGTTGAAAAAGTCTTGGGTGTGGGTTGTCTTGCTCGCCCGAGATGTACGGGATTTCAATTTCATCTTCCATGATGATTGCACAAAAATAATTTTTGTTTCCCGCAGGCGGCGCACTAAAGTTGTACGCGGAACCTGACGCGCTGGGGATGTAAGGGTCTGAAATAATCGGTAATTCCCCTGCTTGCGTTGAAAGTGTTTTTACTTTAACGCCAGCAACCACTTCAGCACTTCCAAAAGTGATTTGGGCTGCTTTTGCTTCTCTGTCTAAGTAATCAGCCAAGATTGGATTCATGTAGATAGCACTTGGACGTACGACGTATGTTGAGTTAGCAACCATTGCCGCGATTTGTGCTTTTAAGCCGTCAACGATGCTGGCACCAGGTGCTATAACGCTTGTTTGTGTAATTTGCGTTAAAAGACCGAAGTACTGCGTGGTTGTTGGGCTGCTCATGCTCGTATCGTTACCCGTCCACAATGCGCCTGCTCTTGTGACTTCGATACCTGAGATAATATCTTCGATATCTTTACCGACCACATAAGCAAAAACGCCTTGTTGTTGAGTCACGTCTTTATCGAAAATCGACAAGTTAGACTGGGCGACTAACGCTTTTATATAAGCCGTCCTTTCAACACGCGTAGGCGATGTTACCGCTGGGCTTATGTTGCGTGGATCAGTAAACGCACCGCTAGCGATAGCCGTTTGTTCAAAGTATCGGTGTGGGTGGCCTGTTGCTCTCATGGTAGGCAAGCGATTTAACGCCACGCTTGTTCTACGAACAACGTCGAAAATCTCTCTTTCATACATGTTAATTTCAATTGCACCAGTGCCTAAAAAATCGGCCGACGCATTTAATGGGATAAACTGTTTTGTAACTGACATTTTTTAATCTCCGTATTAATAAAAAAGCGCAAAAATGCGCTTAATTCCGTTGTCTTTTAGTGATTGATTAGGCGTTTGCCTGGTCAATTAACCCTGATTGCGCTAGCGAAACTTTTGCAGCGAATCTTCTGCGTGTGTTGAAGCCCGCATCATCTAAAGCCTTGTTTACAGCAGAAATGTCCAGATTTTTCCCAGATGATTCAATTCCCGATTTTGCCAAAAGCTTAGCAATGGATGGGTCAAGTGTTTTACGTTCTGGCGCAGCAGAAGCCTCAAACTTAGATGCTTCTAAGTCTGCTAACTTTGTGCTAATTGATTTTAATGCATCTTCAATCGCCGACATTTTTTTGTCTTCAACGACATTTGCAGAAGCATTCATCAAGTAGTCATTGACTTGATAAACGTGCGGCACTTTACCAATGCTAGCATCCGCTTCCATGCTGTCAGCCATGTGATGCAAAACAGCAACATGCCCGTGCTTAGCGTGCATGCCAATGCCAGCGGCTTCCATTGCGGCTGCGCAAGAACGAAGCCTGTCAGCATGTGGCTTAACCATCGCATGGATTGATCCCGCCCGCATATCCTTATCTTCTATCATGTCTCTTTTTTGCAAACTTCTTAGCTCATCAATTTCTTTTCTCAAGCTTTCAATCGTATCCATAACTTTTAAATCTGCTTCGTGTTCCATAATTTTTTCCTCTTTTTGCGCGTGAAGCGCGGTTGATGTATAAGCGGCTTTGTCTTTGTACAACACCGCTGCTCCTGTGAAAATACAATCTTTAATAATCCAAGGGTCTGCTTTCAAGTCTGAAATTTGCGCCTGACATTCATAACTGAACCCCATGCGTGCCTTTTCTTCCCGAATGCGCTTTACTTCTCCTGGAAAATCTGATGCGTAGAAAAAACCACCAATATCAATTGCATCACCACTGATATTGGCTTCCGTAATTAATCCAATTTTACTTTGTGCGTCATGTCCGCTTAAATCTGGCGTGAAATCAATCGCCATCCCTATCAACGTCGGTAATGCTTTTTCAGCCACCGACTTTGGAAGAATGACGCACTTCCCATCACTTCCGCCAAGCGGGTTATCGCTCGGCTTATCAACTCTTGTAAGAATGCCCTTAAAAGGAAGGCGGTTCGGATGGTCTGAAATATCTGGCAAAACCATGGCAAGTGCTTCGAACCTGACGGCGTGCATTTCTTCTTTTTCGTAACTATTTTTTTCTTTTTCGTTTTCGGTTTCTTTTTCTGCGCTTTCTGCGTTGGCTTCTTTTTTATTCCATTCATCGGTATCAATTCCTAAGCTATGTGCTTTTTTTAAAATGCGTGAGCGGGCATGCGATTTTTCCTCTGGCGTTAGCCCATGCGTGCGACTCACCATATCCCAGGCTAGCCTCACATGCGTCTCATCGTGCATCGGTAACGCGCGCTTGTTAGGAACCGCAAAATCACTATCAGGCAAGCCATTTCGTTTGCTTTTAGTCAACGCCATATTTCACCCTATCTTGAAAACAATTTTAAGATGCGCGTATAAAGATGTTTAATTTCTTCATCTGCTTTGTTTTCACACTGCACTAAATGATAACGAATCTCGCCTAATTTGTTTAAAAGTACGCGCAAATCAGAAGCGGCTTCTCGATTGCCTCTTTTTTCAGCGACAATTATCGCGTGCTCAATCTCGCCCACAACGCCACCGAACGCAGGGATTTCTTCGTTACCAGGCATCAATGCCTGGTAAGGGTCTCTTCGTTGCGTGTGCTTTGCCTGTTGATTCTCAACAGGCATCGCTTGTGGCTCATGCATAACTTCTTGCGATTCAATTTTGACTTCTTCTTTAACTTCGTCTTTTTTAGCCATAATTACCCCACCACCAAAACGTCAATTGTTCCTGCCGCAACGGTTGATGCAGCAAGGGGCGTTAAAATTACGTTAAACCCCGTCGCGGTTTTGCTTGCCTCATCAACTTCCCAGAAAACGGGCTGTTTCGGATTAACAAAAACGCTGTAAGTGCTCGGAAGATTTGCAGTGCTAGCGAATGAAACAGGAACAGTAACAGCATTTCCCGTTTGCGTTGTCAGTGTAATCGTTGCCACAGCAGCAATCGCAGGCGTACCGCCCGTAAATGTAACAAGTGAGCCGCTATCGTATCCCGTACCGCCAGCACTAACTGTCACTGTTCCCACACCCCAGCCCGTCACGTTAAATGTCGCACCCGTTCCGCTTCCAGAGGTAGAACCTTGCGCCACTGGATTTGAGGGTAGAACTGTCATGGAGCCGACGGTTGAAATAGTAAAGCCGAGAACGCCATAAGAGGTTGTATTAAATGTCGCGCCTGTTCCGCTTCCAGAAGTAGAGCCTTGCGTAAAGCTTGCCGCGTTCGTTTGATAAATCCCAGCGTTACTAATAGTGAAAGTATTAACGCCGAAGACGCCCGTATTGAAAGTCGCGCCCGTACCTGAGCCGCTTGTTGATGCTTGGGTAAACGTTGTAGAGTTTGTTGTGTAAGAGCCCGCGGTTGATACGGTGAAAGTAAGTATACCGTATAGTGCAGCATTGAAAGTTGCGCCTGTTCCGCTTCCCGAAGTAGAAAACTGTGTAAACGTGGTAGATTCCACCGTGTAATCGCCAGCTGTTGATATACTAAAAGTTGCAATCGCTCCAGCGGATACAGTGCTGACCGTGATCACTGCTTTCGTTCCCGCTGTTCCCCCACTTAACACTACCGTATCCCCGATATTGTACCCACTCCCACCGCTATTGATTGCGAGACTAACCAATTTCGCATGTGTAACGGTTAAAACCGCTGGGGTTGCTCCAGAACCGCCCCCGAGGGTCACCGTGTCATTGATTGCAAAACCGACCCCAGGAGCAAGAACAGACGCGCTAATTAGTTTCGTTGTAGCTACGGTTAAAGTTGCGGCAGTTGTGAAGGAACCCCCAGCACACACGATTTGATCCGTGGGGCTGTAATTAGTTCCAGGCGCGTTGACTGCGGCACTTACTAGCTTTGTCGTATTGACCGTCATTACTGGCTTCGTTCCAGTCCCGCTCGTCAAAGTGACTGTGTCATTTTGAATGTAGCCAGCCCCAGGCGAAGCAACTGCGGCGGAAACCGCTTTCATGTTAGCAACTAAAGTTGCGCCCGTGCCGTTTCCGCTCGTGCCGATTGTTGGCAGCGTTGCATAAGAACCAGCTGTACCAACGGCAACGGTCGAGATAACCCCTGGGCTTCCGTTATTAGAAATGTTGGATTGTATTCCACAGATAACACGGTCTGTTCTGCTAAAGTTTGAGCCGTCTACTTGCTCTATTACTCGGTCTTCGATTGGCATTTCACTAACTCCTTTTAGTTTTTACAAGCAATAAAAAACCCGCACTAGGCGGGCTTATTTGAAATCCGTTTCAATTCAATTTATTTTTTATCGTTCATTTCATCAATATTATTATTTAATTCGTCAATCATCATCATTAATTCTTTAGTTAACGAGCTTCTGACATCTTTTCTTATATTTTTTTCTTCATTCGAAAAAGGCGAAGATAAAACAAAAATTACATTAGTTACAATCTTTGATAATACAAACAGATTGCCATTTACAAACTCAAGCATGTCTTTATCGCTGGCCTTATTGTTATTTTTGTTATATTCGCCAATTTCGTTATATTTTTTCTTGTATAAATCAAGAAGCTCTTCAGCCATCAAATCATAATCTGTTTTTTCTAAATCACTCATTTCTTTTTCTGCTTCTTTCTATTGTTTATGCTCAAGTCTTTGTCATCAACCTGACCAACGCCACGGGCTGCGCTTAGTGCGATTTGTGTATCAGCGTAAACTAAGTTGCCCCATTGATTGTCCATAGGCTCAAGGCCAAGTCTTGCTCGCTGCTCGTTCGGTGTAATTGCATTACCCTTATAATATGTTTCGTATATTTTAGCCGTGGCTTCTTCGTCTTCTCTGTCTAAGCCAACGAACTTGAATTCGATTTGATGCCAGCCCAGCGCACCGTGTAACGCATGCCGCGTTAAGCTCTCAGCGAAGAGCTTTGCTATCGGCTTAATGACTCTGTCCAAGTCTCGGTCAGCACCCACTTCCGCCGTGTTACGGTTCACGTCCGCTTCAAGCCCCAAATTCTGTGGGCTGATGCCAAACGTTGTGGCGATTTCCCTGATGATGAATTCTTGATATTTCAAATAAAGCGCGTTGTCAGTGCCTTCGTGCAATGGTATTGATTTTGGTTCTGATTGCCCATTCCCGCCTATAATCGGCATTAGACCCTGCCCTTCTATTTCATTTCTCCAATAATCGCGAAACGCCCTGATGTCTGCCGTGCTGTAACTGCCGAGATATAAAATTGATAATGGCTGCGCATTGCTTGCTAAGTTACCAGCATAATCTGCAACGCCGAGCTGTCGGTTGATTGTGGCGAACGCTATTTCAAGCATGCCGTATCCATAAGGCGTTTCAGTGCTCGAGTTATCGCGGATGTAAATAATTTCGTCGTTACGCAGCTTTCGGCCTTCAAATATTCCTACATTTGTAAATCCGAGCGTTTGAATATATCGAGCTTCGTTCTTGTCGCCAGACCAACAAGGGAAAATCTGAATACTTTGCGAGTCGACAGGCCACATCCAAAGAGGCCGCATCATATCGCCGCTGATTTGCTTCTCGATGACAGCCGAGCCGAAGACCAAAAAGTCTTCGATGAGCAAGCCTAGCATCGAGTGAAACGAATCTTCTTTGTTAGGTCTAGACAAGCAATGCGTTGCTATTTCAATTTGTCGCTCTAGTTCTGAATTTAATTTGACGTCTTTTTTTGGAACGATTTCCCATGCGAATTGAGTAAGCGGCTCTCTAATCGTTCTTATCGCAGCTCTAGCGTACGGCGTACGACTAAAGTATCTAATGTTCGGGGGCGTTGGCTTCATCTGCGCTTTTTGACGCATCGCCTGGCCGATTTGCATCAATCGCGGATAAGTTTCCGTGTCACGTGTAGGCGCTTTTCGATTGCGCCCAGACATTAAGTTAGTGACGCTGCGAAAAAATCCCATTTTTAGAAATCCATTTCTCTTATAAAAAAGCCCATAATTTTATGGGCTTTAGACACCCCCACGAATGTGGGGAAAATTAAATGCAACTTAAAGTTACATTTCCTGCTCTGAGACACCTCCACAAATGTGGAGAAAATTATTATTTGTATTTATTTTATTATTCATCTTCGTCTTCGTCAACTTCCTCAACTTCCTCAACCCAGCATAAGTCCTCGGGAAACTCCCCATCTTCTCCGTTTGCAATTTCCAGAACCTCTTCTGGAGTATATGCATAGAGATATTCGATCGCAGCCCTTTCTCTTAGCTCCTCTCTTTCTTCGTCTGTGTAAACGGGTATCTCCTCTTCTTTATCAACCCCGAATTTATCGTCATCGCCGCCGCCGTCGATAGGGAAAGTCGGCGTTCCGAAAAGCGCATCCTCCTCCGCTTGTTTTATTAAAAGAGACCGGTAAAGCTGTTCGTCTGTAAGGTCGTCTATACCATCGCTCCGAATCTCTTTTACGGCTTCTTCCCAGCTCTCGCAGTGCGAATAGTCGATATCACAAGAATCGGGATTTCTTTGTACATAATAGACTTTTTTATCTTTATCAATGAGCTCGTACATTTTACACCCCCCACGTTATCTTGTCGTTTTAATTATAGCGCATAAGCGCATAAATTATGGGTGTAAAGAAAAAATATTTTTGATGATATTTTATAATAATATTAAGGAATTATTAAAAAGTTTTTCCAGACAACCAGTTCAATTATAGTATAAATTCAGGCATTTCTTGATAAAATAATTTATTTTTATTCGGGTAATTCTGCGCTTATACGCTATAATTAAATTACTATAAACAAAAGGAGAAAATTCAATGAAAAACGAAATAGAAAAACTGAAATTACAGTATTTCAGTAAGCTGCACAAAAAATGGGTAGATTTTAAAGAGGCGGATTGTGAAAAAAGCCTTAAAAAATATCTCTATAAAATAAGAATAAACCCTAAGTACGATGCCAAGGGGAATCAATAATGAAACATTTAAAACAAAGTGAAGAAAGGATTTCAAATATAGTTGACGCCCTTCATTCAGCAAGGTCTGGACAAGAAATATTTGATGCTCTATCACAAGTTCCGACAGAAAACCTAACGGGGATGCAAGACATGATCGAAACAATTTTAAGGCACCGACAGCTAACATAGGAGAATACAAATGAAGCTAATTACGGTTAAAGAAGCTAAAACAATCGTAGAGGCGCGCGATGGAAAGCCAATATCAGCAAGAGCCATACAAGCCCAATGCGCGAGCGGCGACATAAAAGCCGAGTATATCGGAGGCACTTACTTCATCGACAGAAAATCACTTCCTGACATTCATATTCACAAGCGCGGACCAAAGCGCAAGAAGAAAAAGCCTATTTTTTAAGCTTTTCTTAATAAAAAATATTTATGTTTTTTCCTCATATTTCTGCGTTTATGCGCTATAATATAAATAAGAGAATATATTAGAAGCACTTAAATAAAGGGGTAAAGTGTCATGAAAATCAAATACAACAAGATAGAAAAAACATGGGACATTATCACAATAAGTATGTTTGGAGAAATTGGTGTACACGCACAATTTAAGACCAAGAAAGAAGCTGAATACTTCATTTATCTACAATACGGCTACGGATACGAAAGCTTAAAAAAATAAGGGGTGTGTCATGAAGCTTGAATTTAACAAGAACGCTGAAAATAACAAGCAAAAGTGGATAGCTAAGCTAGCAGCATTTGCGGATGCCGAGAATCTCACTAGCTTTTCAGATGAATCTATTGAAAAGACCTATGGGCAATGTGTGTCGCCAATGTGTATCACGTATGCAAAGCAATGGAAAACAGAGATACAGGCACTCTTAAAGCAGCAAGCGGCTCTTAGATAGCCCCGAACGCAAATTGAGGCACATATTTCATATGAGCCAGGGCTTGCGTTGTACTATCAACATCATCGTCATGGGCGGCGTTAGGAAAAGCCGCTAAGCTATCAACGTAATCTCTAACCCACGCCGCATTTTCAGGAAGAAAAACATTACCTGCCTCTATTGTCGGCGTGACAGCATAAGCTCGCGCAATCTTGTCCGCGTCTACTTTAATCGCCGTTATTGGAAGTCTTGTTTCTTGCCTTATTTCTTGTAGCAAACTCTGCCCGCTTGCCTTGTCTTCTATCAAAATCTCATCGGGCGCGAATTCTGATGCGAGCATCACGACCGCGCGCTTCAACTCGGGGAATTCAACTTTTTCTTTCCACACATGTATCAAATAATAGCCGTTAGGCGCAACGCCCCAGGTTGTGCATACACTGAAGTCGTTTTCCTTACCTTTTTTAAATGCTGTATCCCAAGACTGAACTATTTTTTGAAAATGTGGGCGCATCGAATAAAAGTGCCACCACTCGCGCTTAAAAATTTCACCTTCTGCAACGCTTGGCTGTTGTTGATACAAGCTAGCCCATTCCCTAGAGCCTATAGCGCAACGGATGTTCTCTAAGGCTTCTACATCGAATTTCTGTGGCCACAAAGCCTCGCCATGCTTGCGGTACGGCTCATCTTGTTCAGCGATAGCGGGCAATGATAAATATTCCCAATGCTCATCGCCTCGCAACAATCGGCCTGCAAGGTCGTCTTCATGCCATCTCGTCATGATTAGGATTGCGCTAGCATTATCCTCGAGCCGTGTATAAGCTGTCGAAGTAAACCATTCCCAAACATTAGCGCGCATTACGACGCTTTCGGCTTCCTGCCTGTTTTTATGGGGGTCGTCGACTACGAGCAGATTCGCTCCCCTGCCAGTCAATGGACCCCCAACCCCTACCGCGTAATAACTACCGCCGCGGTTAGTTTGCCACCGAGATACCGCCCTGCTGTCCTGTGCGAGCTTTACGTCAAATATCTGTTCGTACACAGGCGAAGAAAGTATTGAGCGTGACTTTTTTGCGCTTTCTTCTGCGAATTCTGCCGCATAAGTTGCTTGAATAATGTTTTTATCTGGATTTCTACCCAAAAACCAAGGTGCAAAACGTATTGATGCTAACTCAGTTTTTCCGTGCCGCGGTGGCATCGAGATAATTAGTCGTCGAATATCACCGCGCGCGACCGCCTCTAAGTGCGAGGCGAGCAGCTTATGATGCCAGCTAGGCTTATAGTTCGCGTGAGTCAGCCTAGCAAAGGCAATTAAGCTATTTCTTGCCGCTATTGCGCTTAAATGCGACAACGGAGCCGAGAGCTTCGGCGGCGTCCATAATTGCTTGCTGTTGTTTATCTTCCGTGATTTCGCTAATTGCATCGTGATTTGTTACGTCTGCCCTGATTTGATCAACAGGTTTATGCCCTGCCCTATCAAGCAAAGAATTGGCGGCCTGAACCCTAGCCAGACTTCCGCCATTTTCTAAGACATCTAAAAGGGCATCAATGGCCCTGCTTGAACCTTTTATAAAGCGTTTACGCTGCTCATCCTGAAGCGCGTCCAAATGTTCTTTGATAGCTTTTTTAATTTCAGGTTTTGTGAGGTTCTCAGAACCTATTGAATAGGCGGTCTTTTCACTGTAACCCGCTTTCTTAGCCGCATCGGTTGCGTTTAAAGTTAGGACGTAATTTTCTACAAAACTTTTTTGCTTGTCTGTGAGCTCTTGCATGAAATAGACTCTGGTTTATAAATTAATGATAAAAAAGGTATCATCGTTTCTTGTTCATATTTTGTAAGTTTGATTCAATAAATCTAAATCGTTGTTCCAGATAATCAATATCACGCATGCTCGGGCTTAGGTATTTATCAAGTAGCTTTTCTAGTTTTTCTAATCTAGCGATGATTTCTTCGTTATTTGTTTGCAACGCTTTCATTTAAGCTCGATAACCTTTTTTCAATATCCGCGAGGTATTCTTTTTCTTTCTCAATCAAGATTACTTTGAAACCTTCTTCAATAGCTGCTTGGCCAGTTGTGCCAGTTCCTGCGAACGGGTCTAGCACTGTACCGCCAGGTGGAGTAACAAGGCGGCATAGGTAGCGCATTAAAGCTAGGGGCTTTACGGTTGGATGCTTCGAGCCGTTACGCTCTTTCTTTGAAGCTTTAGCGCAATAGTAGAAGCGCGAGGCTGTGCCTGTATCACCACCTATTCCATCGCCATTACCTTTACCCAGATGCCCATAAATACCTTCACGATTTCCAGTATTTTTATTACCACCACCGCTCTTCCTCTCGCCATACTTTGCAAACTCTTCCATCACCTCTTCGCTGCCATCGTGAATCAAATTGGCGGGGAATCGGCCTGGGGTCATGTTGGGCGATAGAGTTTTACAGCCATCAATTTTGAATCCAACAGCATTGCAATCTTTAACGCTTTCACGTTTCGCAGTAAGCGCATCCTGGTCTTTAGCTTCAACCCTACACCCATCAACATTAATCGCGCCTGTTCCATATTTAATAACGTTTGTCGCGATCGTTGCTTCGCTTAACGGCTTTCGTGCGAGCAAGATGGGTTCGTGTGCGGGTTTTAAAGCTGTGTGCCAGCCTTGCCATTTTTTTGCTAAATTGCTTGCTGCTGTTGTGGTATTAATCGTGCCAGAAATATTTGAGTCACCAATATTTCTATACGGGCTTAAATTTACGACAGAACTGCCTATTATTTTGCGCTCTGCTTCTTCTATTTTTGTAAACGGCAAGTTAAGAATTTCACACAATTTGTTAAATTGTTCTGGCGTAGGTAAGCCAAGCCCTAGCTCCCAGTTATCAATACAGCCCGTTAAACCTCCAGTTTTACTGGGGAAATGGATAGCCAAATCTTTGCGTTTTATTCCGCGCCGCTTTCTTTCTTCCATTAAAAATTTCCCGAACCATGAGATATCATCACCGCCTCTTTTATCAATGGCCTTACTGATATCGAGTGATTTCGGAAACCCTGATCCGAAAACCCACATGATTTGATCTCGGATTTGAAAGCCTGCGTCTTCAATTGCGCAAGTCATACGATGATAAGTGCGCGCACCACCAAAAGATAAAAGATGGCCGCCTGGCTTCAGGAGCTGAAAACACAATTTCCAAACTTCGACATTATTAGTAACGCCCGACTTATCCCAATCTTTGCCCATGAAGCCAATTTGATACGGGGGGTCCGTCACGATGCTATCAACTTGTACGCCCTGCTCTACAAGTTCTTGCATCGCAACAATACAGTCATCATTAATTATCATTCAATCGAACCCGTAAGAAAACCTTAATAGTTGGCGTAATTCTGCGCTTATACGCAAAAATATATCCTTTTATTTTATTGTAATTCTGCGTTTATGCGCTATAACTATAGTATAGGAACATTTTAGAATTGCTTAAAAATAAGGGAAAAGGAGAGTGTCATGACAATGCTACTACTAAGAAAAACTAGAAAAGGAAGCCTGGATGACGACAGAAAAGGGTTAATTTTAATATCAATGCTTTGGATTGGAATTTGTTTGTTTTCATTAATTTTTGGGGAGATAGTGTCATGGTTATAACACTCACAATCATAGTGCTAATACTAGCAATGTTAGCACTGATAGACACAAGAATAACGAGAGCTTTGTTTTTTTGTGTCGCTATAACGGCAATACAGCTCGCTATTGCTTCCACGCCTTTCTTGCTCGTTTTCCTGGCTTTCCGCCTCATCTAGAGGCCCATCTAGTCACCACCCGCATCCTTGCGGCCATCGGCTTCTTGCCTTGTATCTGATGACTTCAGTGGAACGCTGAACCTTTTTATTGCTACTCCCAAGCGTAGCTAAAATGCATGCAATCTATTTCTCGGTGAAAACACCCGCCCCACGCAAAGCCTGCTTTTTGAAAGCAAGCAACAAAATCAGAGGAAAAAGAAGAGTGGAATGATCCCATCGGGTTTAAAAGCGCGTTAAAGTCTAGCGCAAGACCGTATGCGTGTGTAGAAATAACATTTTCACCGCGAACAGGCCTAACATTTAAACAACCGTTAAACGTCTTTAGCTCATCATCTAAGCCTAATTTTTTTATTGAATATAGGGCGTCTAGAAGCGGTTGTTGAATATCACGATTTAAATAAATCCGTGAGCAACCTTTTTTTGTGAAAGAATTGATAACTTGGTTTTCAAACCAACGCGGCATTTCTGTTAAGCACATCCAATCTGCTTCGTTTTTCCATACACCGTTAATAATTTCGCCGTATCTCGAAACCGCGTCTTCTAAGCTTCTTGCTTTCATTATAGAAAAGTCTCTAGATTAATAATGGCTTTAATCGCACCTAAATCGTGAATAGTTAAACCGAAAAAATAGGAAATGATTAGCGAGATAATGATGATATTTTTGTATTTGTAAGCGGCTTTAAGAAAATCAGCTTTTTCATTAGAAGATATGATGTATTCTTCTATTTTTTTTATTCTGTAGTTTTCTTGCGAAATTTTTAGGGTTATTAATTCACTCTCTAACTTTTCTATTTTTTTTGAGAGCTCAATTAATTCTTTTTCCATAATTCCCCAAATTTTAAAATAAAAAAGGCCGCACTCTTGGCGGCCTTCAATTTCTTGCTCTGCTTATTCAGCAGTAAATTTTTATTTCTCTAATCTGCCTATTCGGCAGTGGGTTTTATAACAAAGGAGCATGAGATTACATGCTAGAAAAATGGTACCCTTCTTTACGTACTAAGTCAAATTTTTTATGCTTGTTTTCTTTCCCTTATTTGTTCTCTGTACCGCTCCCTGTGCTGCTCAGTAATATAAATTACTTTTATCTTTGTGCCATTTGCGAAAGAAGATGATTCGGATGGTGTAATTCTGCCAAGTAAAAATGTCTTGGCTTGCTGTACCCTCTTTTCAAAAGTGCTGGGCGAGACGCTAAGTTTCTTGCTTAGCTTTGATGTTGACACCTTTCTACCACCAAAATAGCGTTCTCTTAAGCATATCGCGCAAAAAGGATATAATCCCCCTAGCCCTGTCATTTCTTTTACCCACTGCTCGATTTCTTCTGCCTCTGGGTCTTCAACAACGTTGCCAATGCCTCGCTTTATTCTTCGCTCAGATGAATAGACAGAAAAGCCAGACGAAATGGAGGGATAGCCAAGCCCGAAAGACCTAGGCAAGATAACACCAAAAAAGTGAGCCCAATGATCGAGTCGGATTTCCAATAATTTTTCAGGATTTACATCAGCCATTTCTTCTCCCTTTCGCTCATCATTTCTCTTTTTGATTTTTCTAAATAAAAGAGAATCAAATTCCATGCCTCATCACATCCGTAAGTCACTTCGGCCGCATAACCTTGTTCCCTAAATAGCTTGATATAATATATCTGATTTTTGCTTACTTTTGCTTTTTTTTCATCTTTGCATTTCATCTCAATGAAAAGTCCGTGAAAACCACGGGATGGGATTGCCATAAAAATATCAAGTATTCCAGGTTTGAGACCCATTTTTTTTAAATTTACGGCTTCTAAAATGTGTCGGCTTCCTCCATTGGCGATAGCAAAAGTGCATGCATTTATCTCTGGATAAAGTTCGAGTATTTTAAATAAGGATTTTTGTTCGTACTCTTCCGATCCAGGCTTTTTCATTCCCAATCAACTTTTTCGTTGTTTATTTTTTTTGTTGGCATTTTGGTCATTGAGTGAAAAGCATAATAATCTTTAATCGTTGTTGATGAAATGCTGTTCCACTCATGGATAGCTTTTTCTTTCGTTGCGTCATAACCTTCCCTGCGAAAATCGTAATCCAGGGTTCTTTTTCCGCATGAAAAGCACTCAACTCTTAAATGTATATTTAAGACTTTCTCTACAACCCTAACCGTTTTTTTTACAGGTTGGCATATGCATGGATTAATTTTTTCCATCGACTTCGCCCCTTGAATTTCCATATTTCAGGATATTCTTAATTTGTTCGAGCGAATGCCTTGCAAGCTCCTTATTTTGTGGTTGCATCAATGCGGGTTTAAAATCTTTGTAGGCATCATGATTAGTCCTAGAACCTTTAGGTCTAGCAAGCTCTAAAAATTGTGGCAATGTGGGGGGCATTGGAACTTCGCGCGCGCATTTGTCTAGTGCGTAAATAATTTCAAAAACTTCTAAATCTGCTAATTTTTCAGACCATTCGTTTTTCGACACCTCCCACTCTTGCAGTGATGCACATCGTGATTTCCACAAATGCCCGTAGATTGCCCCTAACTTTACAAAAATTCTTTCAATCCATTGCGGGGGCAATTGCTTAGGCGTTTTCGGCTGTTTTAAATGCACTTCTTGTTGATTCTTCAAAAATATCGACTTTGGATCGTGGTCTTGTAAAATCTCTGATAATGCCTGTGCTTGACCCATTTTTATAACTCTCCCTGTTATTTTTTCCACTATCCTGCTGCTTTGCTAACCAGTTTGTTACAAAACGTAAAATACCTTTTTTCGTTTTTCGGCGATCAACATTTGCATCGCACCAGCCTTTCATTTTTCGCAATTCTTGCTCCACGTCTACCGCGGGATACAGTTTTCCCCACTCCTCGACTTTGCTTTTCTGAATCGGAAATTCTTCATGGCTTTGCAAAGGGATGAAAATAAAAATATTTTTTTCTTCCAGCTCTGCGGTAAAAATCTCTGACGACGAAGGAGGAAGAGATTTTATATCTTGTTCTTGTTCTTGTTCTTGTTCTTGATTAAGGTAGGTCTTCTCAAAGACCTTAGGTAAAGCCTCCTTAAACCCTTTCGGAAGACCTTCTACAAAATCCACAGCTCTTCTTATCAACTTAATTTTCAATTTGCACTCGGGTATCCATTCAATAGCCTTGGCCCATGATCTAATTACATTAGGCGATTCTGGCACATTATGTTTTAAAAAGTTAGGCAGACCAATAAAATTGGATTTTTCGTCATACTCAACCATCCCGTGGTTTATAAGCTCGTTTAAAGCTTTTGAAAATTCCCCTTTTTTAAAATTCATCTCAGCGGCTAAGCCAGGTTGTGACCCCCTCATTGCACCCAGTGATGTCATGGCTGGATGGGTTTGAAGAAAGAAAAAAATTAATTTTCCGTCTCTTGATAAGGAATTGAATCGAATATCGTTCCATATTTTGGTGCTAATCTTTCCATAGTTTCTCATAACAATTCCATTTTGAGAGTTTTGCCGCTAAGTGCGGAATGAAATCTATACAAAAATTTTAATGTCAGCAATAGGATTTGCATTTATATTTTTAAGTCAAAACTATCAGCCGATTGCTTACAAAATTTATAGCTTTTGTCTTACAAGAAAATAAAAATTTTTTCTTGCTGTCCACCCCCGTTTGTGGGTAACGCGTTAGCGTTATCCACAGTTAGGGGGGGATAACTACAGGATATATTTAACTACAGGATATAACTACTAAGACAGAAAAATTCAAGCCTGTATTGGGTTTTTAGGCTCGAGTGTGTACCGATCCATCGCAACAGTGTGTACCGATCCATCGCACTTTTTGTCGAAAAGCGTGTACCGATCCATCGCGAATAACTTTAGTTATCCACACCATTTTTACATACATGCGTTTTTGAGGGATATAAGATGATTCCATCTTCAACTTTTTGAACCATCGCACTTGGGTAAATCTTTAAAACTTTTAGTATTTGTTTGTTGAACTTTCTCTTAAATTCACGCGAGTTAATGTAGCTTGATCCAAACTGTTGTTCTAATTGAGACCATAATATTTTTGTTTTTCGGCTCAAGTAGCTCATTCTGTAAGTGAGCCAACAATAGATGTCAATTGCCATCGGAGATTTACGGATTTCGTATATGGCATTAACAGAAATTGGAACAGGGTTTTTAATAATGCTATCGAAAAATTCTTGGGATAAAGTTACCGAGGACTTGCCTTTAATGCTCCCGGAGACATTCCAAAAAATATCTGCCTTGCTAACAGTGTTAATGTTTTCAAAAGACAGCCTATTATTTTCGTTTATGTAGATATAAGTTATCTTGGTCGTTAATAGGCGTGAAATTTGATCTTTAACTTGTCTTATTCTTTCCCCTGATCTGTTAATTTTTAATGCTTTCAAAAATTGACTTAAATTATCACCCAGCAAAACCTCGCGGCTCTTCTTTTTGACAGCCTCAGTTACTATCCATACGAGAAGCAGCCTTGGAATAGAACCGTAGGGCAAGCCGAACTCAGGAAGTGCCTGCAAACTTAGACGATAATTGCCATTCTTTCTTGTAAAGTTAAGCTCTTTTGTTTTTGAATGTGGAAAAGTTGCTATTACTAGTTTTTGAGCAACGTAGCCTATTGATTTTTTTTGATGCTTTGTTAGAATATTCAATGCTATTCCCCAACGTATAGAAAGCGATAAGATGCCCAGCTAACTTGAGCCCCTCGAAAGTTCTCTAGTTAGTTGGGCTTTTTTTTTTGCCCGACAATCCTGCTTTATCTAAGCAAACAAATCAATAGAAACGAAAAAAATATCTATATCGCCTAGTAATAACGCGACATATATATTTATATATACTTATATAATTTAATATAAGACAATATATATTAAATTAATATTTTTTAATTTAAATAATATTAATATCGTGATAATAAAATAAGTGTTTTATGTTTTTATATAGATAAAACTATCTTAATATAGATAATAGTAATTATTTTTATTCGAGGGGTGGAAAAATGGCAGTTATATTAATCGGTGGAGAAAAAGGCGGAACGGGTAAAACCACCACTGCCGTAAACTTATCAATCATGGCGGCTATAATGGGGCATGATGTCATGCTTGTGGACGCAACAATTGCAAAGCAAGCATCTAGTATAAAATTCATAAATCGGCGAAAAGAAATTGGATTAAAGCCAACACCAGATTGCGTTAAAATTTATGGGAAATACATACATGAAGAGCTAAACAGCCTAAACACTCGATATGAAACCGTTATTGTTGATGTAGGTGGAGCTGATTCTGTGGAACTTCGATCTGCGATGGCCGCCTCGTGCGTCACTGATATGTATTCTCCCTTTAAAGCTAGCACTCCAGATTTAGAGACTTTACAAACGATGGATGAGATCGTCTATCTTGCCCGATCTCACAATGAAAAATTAAATTGCCGCATTCTTTTAACACAAGTACCTATTTTAATCGGAAGTTCTTCTGACACCATAGATGCTAAAGAGTTAGTTAGCACATATGAATATTTGAGTTTGTCTACAACCGTTATTTGTAACAGGATGTCAATACAAAATGCTTACGGAAAAAGTCAGGCAGTCGTTGAATATGAAGAAGAAAGAAGACAAAGTTTACCCAAATATAAAGTCAAAGATTACCTATATAAAGGATCAATAGAATTCTGCAATCTTTATAAAGAAGTATTTGGTACAGATTTTTCAGGGGCAGATTTTTCAACATTGGAAACATACATAAATTCAAAAAATAGGGATTAATTTTATGAGCAAATTTGATCATCTTAAAAACAAAAGTAAATCGAAGCCTTCATTTGACGATTTTATTGAAGGCGCTAACAAAGAGTTAATTCCTGCGAAAAACAAAAAAAATAGAAAAATTCTACTTTCTATCACGGGAAGGAACAGGCGAGCCGATTGTCTAAAAGCACCCCAACTAATTTATCTGAAAAAGAATGTTGCTGATGATATCGAAAAATATTGCAATGGAAGCGCCCAGGTAGTGCTTAATTATTTGATTTTGAGGGGGCTTGAGGAAATAAAGAAAGCGGGGGAAATAATCGTTATCTCGGCCGATGAGATATAAGTTTTTATACACTAAGCTATATTATCAAAGCTGGAACTAATATATCACTATATATACAAATATATATTAATATATACTATACTATACTATACTATACTAGACAATGCTTGTATGTATGTGTATAATACATATTAGCCGCTTGTCATTTTTAAAAAAATGAGATGAGGGGTAATAAATGGAAATCGCAAAACGCACCTATACGCTTGTGCTTGATGAAGACGAGATGGCTTTGCATCTTCAGATGGCAAATACATTGGTTGCTGTTCGGCAACAGTTAAAGAAGATGATATGGGAGTTGGAGTGCGAAGTTAGTTGCTATGTTAATCGGCACAAGAAGCCTCTGTGGGATGAAATAAGCAAGTCCATTATAAATGAGATAGACGGCGTTCTTGAAAGGCTTGTCGAAAAATATAGTATTTTTTTAGACGAGTAGAGATATCCCAATAAAAAGCGGTCAAGGACGATTAAAAAAGGGGGTAGTAGATATGAAAATCGGCGAGCAGAGCGTTTTTCAAAAAGTTGAGAACTTGGCGTTTTTAGGAAGAAAAACTGCCAAGGATTTAGACAGGGAAGAGCTTGGGGAAATAACGTCATCACTAATCAAGAGCGAGAAAAAGTGCGATTTATACAATTGCATTGTTGTCGACGATGAAATGCCGTTATTGCTCGCTGAGTATGTCGGTGAAAATAATCGAGCATTAAAAGATGTCATCGGAAAGAAGCTTTTAGAGCGTTTAGAAGAGAATGCGATATGTGTTTATCTCGACGAGATTGACGCACTAATAAGAAGCGCGAATGAGGCCTACAACTCAGAGCAGAATAGACGAAATAAGGCGGCAGAAGATGCCATTGATTTATACGATGGATTATACGACGAACCAGCGAAGCGGGCGGCAAACTCAAAGGATTGAGATAATGGCAAAAAAGAAAAGTAGTGCGTACTTGAAAGTAAGGAAATTTTTTAAAAAAATAGTTAAATACCTAAAATCAAGGCGGAGGCTTTAAAAAAACAATATGAAACCTGGGATTTATGACATTACTAATGAAGAATATCATTTTTCTGAGGGGATAAGTCGTAGTGGGTTGATGACATTCAGCAAAACACCAAGACATTATTGGAATCAATATTTAAAAGAAGATAGAGAGCCTGAAAAGTCCACGCCCGCTAAAGAATTTGGGGCAGCATTTCACCCGTATATTCTAGAGCCACATCTTTTCAAGCGTGATTTTGTCTATGAGGATATGAAGGTAGATAAGAGAACAAAAAAAGGCAAGGAATATATAAAGAAGTTCACGGAAGATAATGTAGGAAAGACGATATTAACTTACGATGAATACCAAACATTGCTTGGAATGGTTAATTCAATAAACGCAGACCCGTTCATTTTAGAGTTAATACAAAAAGCATCTTATGAAAAATCTATATATTGGATTGACCCAGATACGGGGGTTTTATGCAAGTGCCGCCCTGACATTTTACATGAAATCGGAGCCAATGTAGTTATTGTATGTGATTTGAAAACGACAATCAACGCATCAGAGAAAGCATTTCAACGCTCAGTTTACAATTACGGCTACCATGTTCAAGCAGCGATGATATCGGAAGGTATTAAAGCTCAAATGAATAGACAAGTTGATGAATTTATATTTATAGCTGTTGAAAAATTAAAGCCTTATTTAACGGCAATCTATTTTTTAGATAAGAACGCTATTGAAAAAGGTAGAGAAGAGTTTAAAAAACTGTTGGTTCAATATAAAGAATGTTTGGAAAAAAATAACTGGCCTGGCTACGAGCAGAAATATATTACGTTGCCCAGCTGGGCCTTCAATTAACAATAGGAGTTTTTTAATGTCATCTAATGAAATTGAAGTACCAGCAATAATTGAGTCTTTTGGAATTGACAAATACATTTATTCCGCACTTAAAAGCAGTATTTATCCTGGGGCAAAAGATGAAAGCATTGCCATGGTGGTTTCATATTGTAAAGCAGCAAAATTAGATGTTATGCAAAAACCAGTACATATAGTGGCCATGAATGTTTATGATTCTCAAGCTCGCGAATATAGCTTCCGCGACGTTGTTATGCCTGGGGTAGGGCTGTACCGTATCCAAGCGAGCCGTACTGGCTTGCATGTTGGCACTACAGAGCCTGAATTTGGGCCATTAATAACAAAAAAGCTTGGAGAAAAGGAATTCACATTTCCTGAATGGTCGCGTGTTATTGTTAAAAAGCTAGTTGGTAACGTGATTGCAGAGTTCCCGGCCAAAGAATTTTGGCTAGAAAATTATGCTAATGCGGGGAAAGATAAAATAACCAAACAATTAAAACTAGAGCCTAATGCCATGTGGGCTAAAAGGTCTTTTGGCCAAATTGCAAAATGTGCGGAAGCCCAAGCACTGAGAAAAGCATTTCCAGAATTTTGCTCTCAACCAACTGCGGAAGAAATGGAAGGGAAAACGCTTGATTCAGTTGAGGTTGAGGAACTAGTAGAAAATATAACAAAACAATTTGGTCAACTTAACAAAATTGACTCTATCAGGGACAAGCTTCGCACAAAAACAACAAAAAATACTCAAGAAGAAAAGCCAATTGTAGATAAAAAAACCATTTTAGAAAAAATAGAAAAGGCTGATACATTAGAGCTTTTAAACGATATTAGCGAGCAGGCAAAATCCCTCGATGAAACAGATAAAGGCTTAGTTAGAAAATCATTTAAAAACAAACAGATTCAGTTAATGAAAGAAAAAGAAACAGAAAAAGTATCACAAGATTTTTTTGGTGACGAAGAAAAGGGAGAATAAGCATGGCTAGAGGAGTAAACAAAGTTATTTTAATCGGCAATCTAGGAAATGATCCAGAGATTCGTTACATGCCTAGCGGCGATGCTTTTACAAATATCAGCATTGCGACAAACGAGTCTTGGAAAGATAAAAAAACAGGCGAAAATCATGATAAAACAGAATGGCACAACGTCGCTCTTTTTGGTCGTCTTGCTGAAATAGCTGGAGAGTTTCTCAAAAAAGGGTCAAAGGTTTATATTGAAGGTAAGCTCCAAACTCAAAAATGGAAAGACAAAGAAGGGCAAGATAGACAAGCAACAAAGATTCTTGGAAAAGAGCTGCAAATGTTAGATAGCCGTGGTGGTGAACAAGGATCGTTTCCTGATAAATCGAAAGATGAAAAGCTTGAAACTTATCCTGGCATTATGCCTGAAAATTTTGATGATATTCCCTTCTGATTGACAATAAACTATTGGAGAAATATAAAGAATGTCTGATCCCGTTTTTTTTCGATGGGAGAAAATAATCAGGGATGATAGCAAAGTTGCACTACATAGGTATTACACAATTGCAATACAGCCAACGCCGTTTGGCGAATTCGTTGTGACCAAAATATGGGGCGGGGCAGGGAAGCGCGGCGTTAACTTAGAAAATCTTACTTTTAATGATAAGAGCGTGGTTCATGACTATATAGAGCAAGTCAAAAAACGGCGTGTGTCGCATGGATATATACAAGTTGGTTGAATAGTATAACGAATGGTGATATTTTCCGCGTCGAAGTGAGTTGATGCGAAAGCTCTCCTCGCGAAAAAAATTAAAACTTTTGCCCAACGAGGGGAGCAATTGAGATGGAATTATCTGATTTTTCAGAAGTAGAAGCATGCCCGATAGGCCAACAATCAAAGCTAATCTATAAAGAAAAAAAACACATACTGATTGGCATTAGCCCGTTCAATAGTTATTTTTCAGAAGAAAGAATTTTTAGATTGACGGAGTGGGCTTTCAAAAATTTTGAAAGCGTGCATTTATTCATACCCGACTTTATATCTAGCTACACACTTCAAGCAATCGGTTATGAAAAGCAAGATGCGGAACGAAAGACAAAAAGACAAGATTGTTATTTGAGAAACAAAGCCGCTAAGGCTTTAAGTAGGCTTGGTAAATCAGAAGATACGATCGTTACAATAAGCGCACTGCTTTCTAACGTAAGATATCAAGAAGTTTACAATCATTGTCTTTCTATGTTTGATACCAACAAAGAATTTAAAGATGCCTGCATTCAAACAGCCCATCATATTTTATCGTTAAGTGAAAAGGTGGATGAAATTACAGAAGAAAAAATAAACATAGCGGTCAAATATTTTTTACATGAGTTCCCTCTTTTTATAAAAACTTCTTATATTCTACAAGTAAAATCATCGGTCTTCGCTTACAACAAACCTCCAGATTTCTTAATAGAAATTTTTAATAAAGGCATTATGATTGATGAGCGGCAGGGATTTTTAAAAGTAGAGGCGATAATTAAAAACAGCGATCAATTTATACTCGGAGAAGCGCGTGGAAAAGAACAACAAAAATCACAAGAAAGAACTTGATAACTTAGTTATGCAAATGATTGACTGCGTTCCTGGTGTCAGTATTTACGCCAAAGATTTAGACTTAAAATATATAAGCTGCAATCGATTCATGCTTAATATGTCGGGGGTGGAGTCTCGAGATGAACTTATCGGAAAAAAGGATAATCAACTGCCGTGGAAAGATATTTCTGAAAATTTAGAAAAAATAGACAAGGAGGTTATTTTAACAAAAAAAACTATTGAAATAGAAGAGTGTCCGATGATTGCTGTTGGCGGCCAAAAGCATTTTTTTACAACAAAAAAACCTCTGTGGAATGATATTGGCGATGTTGTCGGTATAGTTGGCGTGTCTGTCGATATTACGAAGTTTAAAGTTATGGAGCAAGCGTTTTTGATAGCGACTGAGCGAGCCAAAATTTCTGAACAATCAAAAAAAGAATTTTTGTATAACATGAGGCACGATATAAGGACGCCTTTCTCATCAATAATGGGGATTATTGAACATTTTAGGGATGCTGAAGAAGACGATGAAAAAAAAGACTTGCTTAATTCCGCTTATAATGCAGCCAGCGAGCATCTTAGAATGCTAAATGAAGTCGTTGAAATTATACAGATAGAAGAAGTTGAAGGAAATGTACAAAATAAAGTATTTAATTTGCACGGCATATTGATTGGTTTAAGTGACCTTATGTCTCCGCTCGCTTTTGAAAAAAAATTGAAATTTAGCGTTAACATTGATGAAAGAATCCCCAAAAAAATAATCGGCGATTCTTTGAGAACCCATCGAGTACTAATGAATCTTTTATCAAATGCTATAAAATTCACAAATAAAGGACATGTAAGACTTTCCGCATCTTTAATAAAAAAATCGGGAAAAAATATAGTTGTGCAATTTAACATAGAGGATACAGGCATAGGAATCCCAGAGGATAAGAAAGGTATTATTTTTGAACGTTTTACTAGAATAACCCCATCGTATAAGGGGATTTATGAAGGCCATGGTTTAGGGTTGCGGATAGTTAGTAAATTTCTGGAAGATATCGGCGGCGAAGTTTACAGCGTAGACAATAGGGAAGGTGGCGGCTCTGTATTTAAAATATTGATACCATACAAGCTGTCATTAATTGAACAGGAACTGGCTGAGGCTTAGCGATAATGCAGGATAATAATAGTAAAAAAAGTATTTTACTTGTAGAAGACAACGAGCTTGTCGTAAAAGTGGTAGGGCTACGTTTGCAAGATAACGGTTATAGTGTAGACGTAGCTATGTCTGGTAGCGAAGCAATTTGCAAAATCGAAGGGGGTAAATTATATGATGCTATTCTCCTTGATATAGGCCTACCCGACATGAGCGGCTTCGAGGTAGCGAAACATATTAGACACAACAGCAAACAGCCGACGGCTACTATAATAGTTGTTAGCGCGACGAATCACGATCAAGATGAAATGCAGGGCGTCAAGATAGACGCTCATATGACGAAGCCCCTCAATATTGAGGAGCTTGAGAAATTTATTACAGGATAGAGGTTTTTAACTTTTTCTTTTTACGTATTCTTCAACCAGGCCTACAATTATTTTTACCATTGTGATCCCCTCAGCGGCAGCCTTTGTTTTTAGGGCCCTCTTTAATTCTTCGGGAAGATAAATGGTAGTTCTAGATAGTTTATTCGTTCCCTTTTCCACAAAATTCCTTTTTGCCATCCGTTCTTTCATAAGAATCCCTTAATAATTAAAAAAACACCCTCAATCTTAACATTAAAACGCATTTCATGCAAAGAATAAAAACATATTTATGTTTTTGTACTATAATGTAAGTGCAAGAAGATTTTCAGATGTTTGTAGTTATAAGTAGGAATGGAGGTAGGTGTCATGAAAACAAAAGATAACATAGACAAACTTATAAGAGAAGCTGAGGTGCAATTGAAAATTTTTAGAAGCAAACAAGAAGGCGAGGGGGATGCTATTTTAAGGGAGCTTTTATCTATAAAAAAAGAGGAGCTCAATAAAATATACATTAGCGGTGATGTGTCTGAAAGTGAGCGAGTAAAAGAAAGAGTATTAAAGGGGAAATTTTAAGTAAATAACATTTTCCTGTGGGGGTGTAAAATGCGAAAAATTACGAGACAGCTAGAAGACACAAGATTTCTAATAGAGAATTCAATTAAAGAACTGGCATTAATAGAGGGTGGAGCTTTAAAAAAGAGCAAGAAAGAGATGGATAAAATGTGTAGATATGTTTTTTCAGCAATGGATTATTGTGATTTGTTTCTTGAAAAAAAGAACGTAATAAGTGATTTTGATCGCGAAGAGCTTTGCAAGCAAAAAGCTTTGTCAATTGATTTTTATGATAGGGTTTCAAAAGTTAATACGAAAATGATAATTGAAAGCTTGATGAATAATGTGAAAAAAATGGGGGGCGTGTCGTGAATAAATATATAGAAGACGCGCTAGAATTAAACGCTTCTCAGCTAGATGATGCCGAAACGCTGATAAGCATGATAGAAAAAGGCGTGGTCGGTTATAGAGAGGCGGCGGCTATTATAAAGCTAATAACGCCGAATATTCTAAACGGTATCGAATTTTGTGACACATATCTAGAGCCTGACGCTGATGTTAGCGGTAAAGAATATAAAGAAATTCTTGATAACAGAAATAGGGCGACGGATTTAAGCAAACGTCTTTCTATTATAGAAACAGACGCGCTAATTAATGGCATTAAATATTCATCAACAATATCTTCTTATGAGAGTTCTGGCACTGGTTTCATTGTGCGGCAAACATGCAAAACAGCCTTTTTTAAGCATGAGTTGGCATTTTTTGTGGGTAAAGCGAAAACATTTAGCGAAAAAATTGAGGTTTCAAACCATCTCGCGGATATATATTTTTCTGAATATGGTGCCAGAGGTGATTCACAACTATCAGGCACTGATGAGGTAATGAAAGGCTTTATATCTGAAAAGCTGAAACAGCTTGAAGCAAAAAGTTTTAAAAGATAGGAATATTTTTAGAAAATAAACTAAAAATAGGAGAGTGCCATGATAAACGAAAAAGTATTTGAGGCGATAGAAAATCTTAATAGAAAACATTGGCTCGGAATGAAGCTTCAAAATGCGATACATTTCGGAAGGTCTGGAAACGAAGGTGTTTTTGATTCGCTCATTGATATAGAAGTTGAACGATTAAATCTTTTGAAAAATAAAGAGACTAATGAGCCAAGAAAAAAGGCGATGGAGGAATCTCTAGAATTAATAAAAAAATTAAAGGTGACGCCTAAAGATAAATCGGAAGCGGAAAAGGAAGAAAAGGGCCAAGAAGGGTCTGATAAGCTTGATCAAAAATATTCGGAGGGGGAGGGGAGAACAAATGCTTATAGTGCTTCAACTCCTATCGTTGTGATTGAAGATGTACAGCCTAACGTAGGGATGCGGGTCTCTAGTGTTCATCAAAAAACTAAATCAAATAGGCAGGTACCGAAGCCGCCCGAAAGGTTGAAGTTCGGAAGAGAAGACGGTGTTTATAAAGTTCCAGAAACAAAAGAAGAGTACAAAAAAACGGGTGACTCTTATGAGTATGCGGTAAAAGGTAATAAAGCTGATCAGATAAAAGTAGTGCAGCAAATGGTTGATCACTTTGTTGAAAACGGTGGAAAAGAGGCTGAGTTAAGGGGAACGGATAAAAACTTGCTACACATCGCGTGCTATAGACTTCAAGAGCACGGAATAACAAAAATTAAACTGCCGGAGGGAATCGATCCACCAATGATACAAGCCCCTCCACGGTTTGTTAAATAAAGGTTCATGGCACGGGCAGGGATGCCCACTTAGGAAGTGGTCTAATAAAAAGTTTTTTGGAAATGGCATTTGACATGGAGCATTAAAAATAATAACAAAAGGGGTGTGTCATGAACAGACAAGAAATAGAAGAAGGACTAAAGAAATTAAAAAAACTTGAAATGACAAAAGGCGAGATAGAAGAATTGAGACATTTGGAATATTTACAAAAAGAGAGAGGGTTGACAGAAGAGCAACAAAAAAGACTAGATGAGCTAAAAAGAAAAAGTATAGCATTAGAAGAAAAATGGCGAGAAATACTTAGATACGATGGAATTTCGCCTAGTGAGCTTATTGAGCTTCAGAAAAAATATAATATTAATGAAAGTGTAAAAATTGAAGATAATTCACAAGATGCAATTAAAGAGGATGATTTATCAGGATTAGAAAGCAATAAAGATATTGAAGAAGTATCAGAAGAAAAATCTGAGCTTGATGCTTTAAATGATGAAAATATTGAAGAAACGCCAGAAGAAAAGGCAGAGTTTGAGAGGATGAAAAAACGGCTAGAATCACTTGATGGACCAAAAAAAGAAGCAAAAGAGGAGAAAGAAGTTTCTAGGGCTGCTGATCATACTCAAAAACACACGCCTGAAATTTCTTTTTCTTCTGAAATAAAACCGAAATCGTTAAATTTACCCATTTTACCAGTTCCAACGCCGCCACCGAGCTATAGCTTTTTTGCTGATAAAATGAAAGACGGAATCTATAAAGTGTTAGATACAAAAGAAGCATACAAAAAAGAAGGGGGAAAGTTTGAATATAAACCAACGCAAGAAGCTTCGTATCAAGATAAACTGAAATCAGTCCATCAACTATGTGAGCATGTCGCGTCAACGGGTGCAAAAGAAGTAATTGTAGGAGGTAATGACAAAGGTTTAACAGAAGAAGCAGCGAAAAAATATAAAGAGCTTGGAGTGACAGCATATAGTGAGGATGGAAAGAAGATAGAAGTGAAGGCGTCTAATGCGCTAGAAACGGCACCGACCCCTAGGCCTTCTTAGGAAATAAAGGTTCATGGCACGGGCAGGGATGTACATTAATTAAGGAGATGATTTTTATTGGTGAATTAACTTGATAATAACAACAAAAATGAGGGGTAAATAGTTATGAACACACAAATAATAATAAAAAAGCTGATTTATTTAAAAGAATTTAATTCAAGCTTGGCCAATGAAATAGACAACGCTATAGATATTTTATCTAGACACGATTATACATATTTACAAAAAATACAGGATGCTGATCTTGTCCTTTTGAAATTAGATGCCAAGCTGTCTAAGGAGGAAACAAGGTTAAAATATGAATTATCTCTATTACAAAGAAGTGATCGGTCAGAAAAGATTATGGATTTAAAGATTATTAATAGGTCCAGAGCAGAGATGGATAATATTTTAGGGTTAATAATGGAATCAGAAAGAACCTTATTAAATAAATCCTTTTTTCAAAAAAATTGGAAAATTCTACTTTTTTCCGCAGGCGTTTCAGCAATTATTTTGGGGGTATTTTTACCAATTTCAGCTGTAAGCATAGCTATAATTTCTATCGGTTGTATCTCTGTTGCAACTTCTGTAATTGCAAAGGCGCGCGATCTCGCGCCAAGTAGTTCAACAGAATACGCTGCTTACAACTTGGGTGAAAAAGGAACAATAAGAAGAGAAAATCTACAAGTAGTAGCAATAAAAGAAACACTAGAAAATGGTTCTAAAAAAATAGATTCTGATGTTAAAGAAGAAAAAGGTAATGGCATGAAAAAATAAGACTTAAAGGTTCATGGCACGGGCAGGGATGCCCACTTTTCATTTTGGTCTAAAATACCCTTTTTGGTTAGTTTGTAACAAATAGATCAAAAAAGGCTTGCAATTTATCTGGAAATGAAAAAATAATGGCTGGCGGTTAAATAAAAAAACCAGCATCAAAAAAAGTTCCATCATCGCTAATCAAAAAACTATTTTTCTATAAAAATTTAAAGTAAGGAGACACTATGGATCCGATTACAATTCTTCTTGGCGGTGCTGCAATTGTTGCAACTGTTGCAATTGTTGCGGTTGGCGTCGTTTGGGTTTACAAAAGAATAATGAAAAGTTATTCGGCTGAGGAAGAACTGATAGAATTAAAAAAAGAACAGTTAAAATCAAAAGAAGAGATATTGAAATTAAAAAAGGAAGACTTAAATTCAAAAGAAAAAATATCAAAATTAGAAAAAGATAACGAGGAGCTTAGGGACGAGCTTGTTGCCACAAAAGCGCAAGCAAGAGCGATCGAACAAGTTCTGAAAGTAGCTAAATTTGCTGAGATATCCAATGAAGATATAATAAGAATTGTTCGGGAAGAGTTTGGGATAAATATCGATGCACTTAATCCCACAGACCCAATAACCGCGGAGCCTCTTGATGATGATTGTGTTTTGGGGGGTGACGGACGCACATATAATAGAAAAACATTACATGGCATTATAGCAAAGGGTGGCACTGTTTATCCGTTTAATCAAAATATTAAATTATCTGATCCAGATTTGTTGCCGAAAAATATAGACTTCATAGAAAATATAAAAGAAATCAAGAAAACACCAGCTTATTGCCTGGCCTTAACATCAGAAAGAAATAGGCAAAAAGAATTAAAAAATAACAGCTTTACATCTATTCACATAGGATTGAAAAAAATTGAAAATTCTTTTTCATGCGAAAAGGAAACAGAAGAAAAAGGTGCTTTTAATGACTTTAAACGATAGTAGTAATTTATCATTTTGGCGTTATTTTTTAACACCCCCAATCATTTTTATATTTTCCATATTTTCTATGACATTGATTATGTGGCTTTGTGTTTATGGAGGGATTATCGTGGAATCACCTATAGAATATGCGTTAACAGCAATATCTAGTATTGGAGCTTTTTTTGTTTTTAAAAAAATTAAAGATTTTTTGGATAATTGGGATGCGCGTTTAACAGAAGAGAAAGCTTCTCTAGCAGAAGAGAAAGCGGCTCTAGCAGAAGAGAAGGCCGCCCTATTAGAAAATAAGTCCACTTTAGAAGAAAAAATGGCTGCTCTAGCAGAAGAAAAGGCGATGTTAATTTCAGAAAATAGGCGTTTAATGTCAAATGTCTATATTTTATACGGTTCTTTAGATGCGGAGGCTAATGCTGAAAGTAAGCTTGTTGAGATTTCCGAAGCCAAAATAATTTGGCCTTCAAACGAAATTGATTCTTTTCTTTCGGATAAAATTCCAGAAGTTGAATTAATAGATATCCGATGCCCTGTGACTATGCAAGTGATGCAATTTCCAGTTAAAGGTGCGGACGGTAATTTCTATGAAAAATGGTCGCTTGAAGAGCGGTACAAACGTGGTGGAAGAACTTACCCACTAAATCCCGCCGTAAAATTAGTAAATCCCGCTACACTAGAAGTAAATCAAGAAATGCAAAGTAAAATACAAAAACTGTTAGACAAACATGGCTTCAAAAAGATTGATAATGATGTTAAAGCAAGCCAGGAATCAGAGCCGCCTAGTTTATCATGCAGTATGTGAATAAAAAATGACAAGCGTTGATTGAGTAGATTTTTTAGCTCGTTCGATGTATACTTGTATCTCAATTAAAATACATGTATCTTTTTGACAGGAGGAAAGCCATGGTTTCCATACGCCTACCAGAATCAATAGAAAACCGACTTGATTTATTGTCAGAAAAAACGGGGCGTCCAAAAGCTTATTATATTCGAGCAGCCGTGCTAGAGCATCTCGAAGAGCTAGAAGATATCTACCTGTCTTTAAATAGATTAGAAAAACGCAAAAAGCGATGGCCGTTAAAAGACTTGGAGAATGGTCTTGACCTGGATAGTTGAATTTGACGACAGCGCGCGAAAAGAACTGAGAAAGTTAGACAAGCAATCTCAAAAAGAAATTCTAAAATATCTAAGAGATAGAATTGCTGTCGATGATGACCCCAAGCGTTTTGGAAAGCCCCTTTCTTACGATAAGCATGGCTTGTGGCGTTATCGTGTAAAAGATTTGCGGGTTATTTGTCGAATTGAAGAGGATGAATCTATAGTTTTAGTTGTGAGGGTAGGGAGTAGGAGAGAGGTCTATGATTTTTGATTTTATTTTCTAACAATTAACATCTATAAATATCAATTGTTGCATCTAATCTATAGATAACAGGAACAGATGGGTCATGACCGAATTAGACGAAGGGTTTAATATTTTTAAAGAATTCGATTCTGAATCTTCTGCCTTAGCTGTTAACCTGGCTAAAAAAAATAGTGGGCTTGATATTGATGAAATCTTTCACATTTATAGCATGGCTACAGCTGCCGCTATTATAAGAATGCTCGAGCAATTTCAGACAGAAGCTGATGATGAAGTGGAAATTAAAAATATTATACTCAATACTGTTGACAAGATTTGCTCAAGAATATCACTGGCAGCAAAAATTTTGATGATAGAGGATGTCAATGTCTTTAAGGATGGATCGTGAAATTTATTGTTCAATCAGAAGATAACAGAAAGGATCAGTCATGGCCGAATTAGATGAAGCTTTTAATGTCGAAGGGTATAAAATTGCTAAGGAATTCTATCCCAAATTTCGCGCTTTAACCCTTGAAATGTTTGAAAAAAGCCGCGATTTACCTCCAAGTGAATCATTGAATATTTATTGTGGTGCCGCGGCATCCTCGATGGTATCAATGCTAACGTCATTTGGCATGAAGGCTGATGATGCCGCGAAAGCGAAAAATATTATGGCAGCAACAATCGATAAGCTTTGCGGAGATATAGCGATATCAGCAAAAGACATCTTAGAAAAATGCGTTTCTGTTGGAAAAGCGAAGAATAAAAGATGAAATTTATTGTCCAATCAGCCGAAGATTGCTTCTATAAAAATTATGAAGAAGACATATTAGAAGTGAAACGACTCGAAAAAATAGGGTTTACGTTTGAAGAAAGCGAACACTCTTTTGTTTTAAGTGGGCCATTTTTAGAGAACTCGGCAGGATGCAGGTGGCCTTATACGTGTTTGGATATTGAAACAATAGAAGCACTTGTGAATTTCCAAAATGAATTTGGATTGCTTTTAATAGAAAAAAATGATTCCCCTGATTTCGGTGGCCATATAACTATCTGTAACGATAGGGGCTTAGACTCTAGGTCATATTAAACTTTAAACGTTATTTTCTAACAGCGTGATTGAAAAATGGAAGACTGTACAATAATTTCTTGCCTATCAATAGACGAAAACCCTATCCCTGACTATAACGCAAAAAAAGGGATTTGCGATGGCTGCGGGGATGTGGTTTGGGTCGGCGTTAAATCAATAGAGCTTAGAAGAAGGAATAAAAAAGCGGATTTTATTCAAATGTGCCGAAAATGTGTGATTGAGTTTACCGAGGAAGAGGCTAACCATAAAGATAGAATTGACCCCCTTCAGGTAATAATTAAGAATCTTAATCCTGATGGGAAATAATGAACTGGGCTTTATAACCATTTTCCTGAAATCAGGAGAATGGTTACAGATGAGGGGTTCATACCCCGATATCAAAACACCGATAAACTTTATTATCGGTGTTTTGATGGATGTTTAAAAAACACCAATCAAGGCTTGAAAAGCTGTGGCTCAGTGTCCTAAACCCACTCTTGACTGGCAAAAAATTATAGTACATTTAACATGCAAACCAGCGTATATACGCTATACTTTATATATAGTAAGAAATTAGATAAGGATGGGTAATCAAATGAAAACAAAAACAACAGAACGCCTTTATGAAACCGCTACCGCCGATGAACTTATTTTAAAACTAACTAGCGAAGTCTCGAGAGTCCATCTAGGTTTTAAAGCACACATGCGATTTGATGATGCTAGCATTAGAACAATTAAGAAAGTCTTGGAAGAAATGTGTTATCGAAATCTAAACAATGTGTAATTGGCTCCAACTACTCAAAAAATTATTAAAAATCTGGGGTTTAAGTTGTCCGAACCTCTCCCCGCCGATTTGCATTAATATGTTATTATTAATGCCATTTCAATATAAAAAATGGGGGTTAAAATGCACATAAATCGAACTATTGACGTAAATATAGAAATCAATGCCAAGTGTTATAATTGCGATGAAATATTAGAAGCGGTGGAATTGAAGCAACACGATGGCTTTTTATATATAAAGCCCTGCGATAAATGTTGGCTGACGTTTCCGAAAGACAATTTGGTGGTTTGATAATGAGTACTAAGAGCATTACTATTGATTTTACACTTAATGAATTAGAGGTTTTAAGAAAAATTCTTGATGACCATGAAGAATTTGTAGGTTTTCGCCATGACGATATAGAAAAAACAGGTAGGGAAATTTACTTTAAAATACTCGATTGTATTAATTGTATTGATTTAAATGGCTAGATAGTTTTTATCGGTGCTTTGCTGCTGCATTGATTTTTAATCTTTTAAACATTGAAAATCGCAATAACGCCTCGTTAATTTTAGAAAATTGATGACGATGGAGTATTTTTATAATGGATTTAAAATCACAAGTTTGCTCTCTTGAATTAGCTAAAAAATTAAAAAAAATAGGGGTTGATCAATCCTCGTTATTTTATTGGGTTGCTGAAAAAGACAAGCTATTAGAGCGTGGGGTTGAGTGCTTCAGCATTATGTATATCCATGATTTTGATAATTTTGAAGATGAAGACTCACTAGAAAATTATGAAATATTTTCAGCCTTCACCGTTGCAGAGCTTGGAAATATGCTTCAATTTAGAGCTATAGAATCAAATTTAGATTATAGTGAAGCGGATGCGCGAGCAAAAATGCTTATTATTGATCTTATTGAGTCAAAACGGGTACAACTGGTAACGGAAACCAATCGTTGTAGCAATTGTAGCAGATAGCAAGGAATGACTATGGCATATGTTGCAAATGAAATAGAGCTTCCAATAAAGACCATTAATGAAATTATCAGTGGTAATGGCTCAATTGATTCAGATATATCTTTTCAGCTTGAAAGAGCATTAGGTGTTGCGTCTGAGTTTTGGACTCAAAGAGAAGCAAGCTACCAATTCTATTTAAATACTTTGAGAAAAATGAAAAAATCGTTGATATAGCTAAAAAATTTAAATAGACTATTTTTAGTATAAAACAGGACAGTATTTAATTAGCAAGGAAGCTTAAAATGTCATCCCCGATGTATGCTATAGGCGTTCCTCTGAACCATAGAGAAACGCCACCGCCAGAGCAAAAAAAATGTACTATTGAACTATGCGGAAATTGCAATCAAAAAATATGGGTTAGTGAAAAAATTGATGCTCTGCGAGAGCAAGTTAAAGAAAATCCTGTGAAGGCATGGTGCATAGATTGCATTATAGAAAAAACACGCGGGAAGGTTTCTGAGTTTTCTGACTTATTAAAAACAAAGTATACCATGATCCATTTATTTGATAGACTCGTCTGTACAATATGCTGGATAAAATTAAATTCGCAAAATGCAGCATTTCATGAGCATGAATATTGGGATATATGTTTAAATTGTAAAGATAAAGTGGCCTGGGAAAGCCCGTTGGCCTGAAAAATAAAGGAATAAAAGTTTGAAAAAATTAGCGATTATCTTTTTTGCATTGATTTCTGGTTGCGCTTCTGACATTAAGACATTGGAAATTCCTGTCGCCATTCCCTGCCCTGCCCCGTCTATTCCAGCAAAATCTAAACTCCCAATATCAGATTTAAACATTAATAGTAAGCCAAGCGAAACCTTTAGAGCTTATGTTGCAACGGTTAGCATATTGCAGGGCGATATCAACGAATATAGGGTAAGGCTGAAAGGCATCTCATCACCAACCATCAACTAAATGTTTTGCTCTTTCGATTGCCCAACCATTCGCCATTAAGCAATCGGCTGGAACTTTTTGTTTCAATAGATATTCCTCATCTTTTTTGTTTTTGATATCGAGAATCTTAGCGTTTAATTCAGCTTTATTCATCTTGTTAATTTCTGACAATGATTGAATTTTAAGTTTTTCTGTTGCATTATTCGTAGTTAATATTACAGTATTTAATTTTTGCTGCGCCTCTTCTTTTTGAGCTTTTAATACATTTATTTCTTGTTTCTGAAATATCTCAGTAAGAGATAAAATTAAAATAATGGCAATTAAGAAGTATATTCCATACAGACTTGTTGGCTTCAATGATTCAAACATTTTTACCCTCCTGGCTCTGTGTTTCCTTTTACTGCTACGCTCGCGCCCCCTCCAAAAAGAATCCAAGCGATCCCTTGGGCGGTTTCGTACGGATGCCACGAATCGCCTCTTATGAATGATGCGACTGTAATTCCGAGAAAAACAAGGACGCTAAATCCCCACATTACACGCGCAATGTCGAACGTTTCATTGTCGCGCCCTGTTAGTATATTTTTTACAATTTTTTTTGTCGCCACCATAATGATTGAATTAAATTTCATCATCTGAAATTAAACCTTCATCCTTTGCCAGACTAACGCTATTTCTTGCTGCTTTTCTTTCAGATTCTACGTTTTTTGGTATTGGCGTTCCTTTTTCATATTTCCTTATTACATACCAATCTGTTTTTTTAAGGTAGGCTATCCCATCATGAGCTGACGTAATTTTATCCTCGCAACATTTTGCATCCATGGATAAACTTGATAAATCAGGCACTGGCGCATTATATGACCACTTTGTAATAACAACACCTTGACCATGATCGTGCAACTCCACCTGCTCTTTTGTTAATCCTGGATATATCTTTTTTAAAGCTGCAAAATAATTCATTGTTTTCATCCTTAATTAATTAAGAAGCCAGAAAAATTCGATGTGTCTGCGGTAATATTTTTGCTGACCCCTGAATCTTGAAAAGCATAAATTTCTACGTAATCATTTACGGTAAGATTATATACGCCGCCCATATTTACGTATGATGAGCCAGCAATTCCTCTAACATTTGAATATCCTGTGCTTACGCCATTGACATAGATATCTATTCGGAAATTGTTGCTGGTTGCGCCAGCTTGATCCCACTGAAACTGTCCATATATCCAATAACGGCCTGCCCTTGTTGCTGTAAACCTATAAGTACTTGTATCATAGTTGTTATTGGTGTCTATATTCTCCTGGGAAAAGTTAACTTTTGTGAATGTGCTATCTGGTATAGCTTGTGTTGAAGCTGCTCGATAAGCGAAAAATGAAATGTCCGCCTTAGATAGAGAACCCACAATAACAAAATTAGTTCCGTCATAAGAAAGACTATATATTCCTCCGCTTTGTAATATTCCTGCATTTAAATTCGATCCACCGCCATTTTTTATTGTTTTAGCCCCAAGAGAATTAACATTGATTGTCGATGTTCCTGTGTTTGTATTTGATATCTTTATAAGAACAATCATTCCATTCGTATATGATGCTGGGGCTGGAGTTAGCGTAACTGTGTAAGCATTTGCAGAGCCGCCATCAACCGAATAATTGTAAGATGAATTCTGGACACCTTGTTGTGAAGCGTAGCTTGCAGGATTTATCAATTGGAAATTAGTGCCATCATAAATAAGGCGAGCAACCATTCCAGACAATAAATCTCCGATATTAATATTGCTTCCATTTGTTAATTTGATGCTTTTTGTTCCCAGCGAGTTAACGTTTAAGGTCGTAGTCGTGCTTGTGTTTGTGTTTGCTATTTTTATAAAAACTTGTAGTCCTGCAACATAGCTAGCAACGGCTGGCGCGAGCGTTGCCGCATACGCATTGACCGCGCCAGAATCTGCAATATAAACATAGCTGCTATTTTGAATGGGGGATGCCGAGAAGCTAACTGTTTGAGGATTTAGAAGTTGAAAATTTGTGCCATCATAAAATAATATTGAAATGGCGTTCGCTAATAAATCTCCCGCCGTTGGATTTGCCCCGCTTGAAAGCTTTATATTTTTTGCGCCTAAGCCGTTTATATTTATAGTCGATGCGCCTGAATTTGTGTTGGCCACTTTTATATTAAATTCCATGCCCGCTGTATAACTTGTAATTGCAGGACTTAAAGTAACGGTTAAAGTATTTGCAGACACACTGGAATCAACGCCATAAATTAGGATTCCGCTTTGTATTTGTGTTGCCTGTGTATATCTTGCATCCGCTGTTGTCTGTGATATTTTTTGTGTGAGCGTTTCAGTAATAAAGGGCGCGCCGCTGTATAAACTAATATCTCCGCTTGTGATAGTGGTTTGTCCTTGGGCAACGGTTACGACATATCCGCCAGAAAAACCAGAGTCAGGGCTAGACGTGACCTGGGTTCCCGTGGGTGCTGATACGCCAGCCTTTACAGTTACGTTAACTTGGTCTTGTCGAATTGTATTGTTTGGCTGCCCATCATTTCCAGGACCGCTAAAAGCTTGCGCAGGATTTGAGGCGTTATAGTAAGGCAGTACTGTGCTGCCTCCGTCTGTTTCACTAAATCCATATTGGATAAGGTAATTAATACTGTTTCCAACCGTGGCTGGTGCTGGGCAAGATAAAGTTGTAGTGTCAAGATTAACGCCCTGTTTAACAATTTGATGCGTTGTATCTAAGGGTATGCTTCCATATCCCGAATCATCAACATTCTGTAAACTGTATATTTCTACAGCGGCAACTTTCACGCTAAGACTTGTTGGCGAAGTAGGCGTACAGGCACCGCCATTAATAAGCTGGCTTGTTCCGAGCACGGCAGCCGCTAATTTTGCTTGACCAATATACGAATCCAGGTTTGTATTTAAAACATCGGTATCTTGTGGAATTTGACCAATATAGACAATTTGACGATCCATTTTTTACTTCTCCTTAATCCTTTAAAGAAATTAATCCATTAACTAGCTTTGAATTTGTGTCCAAATGATGGTTCCTGCGGTTTTTACGTTGTCGATTGCCGCGTATATTTGGGCGTCTTGAACTTGAACTAATACTTGGCTAATGTTTGCCCACGATGCTTGGCTAGCTGTGCTGTATGCTCCAGTACTAACGCCATACCCAGCGACTGAAGGAATTCCTGTTTGATTTGGTCGATATGCAATACAAAATGCCTGACAAGTCAGTTGTACGGAACCCCATCCGCCAGCCACGCCGTACCCTGCCCCACCTATGGAGTAGCCGCCCGTATCCATTGGCCGCTGAGGCTCAAAAATAAGCGGTGTTCTTCCCGTCAAATCGACGAGTACATTTATAATTCCTTGGCGTGTTGCTCTTATGCGAATCAAATTAACAATAATTCTGTTTCTAAAGCTCGCGTCACTTTCGCCCTGATTTCTTGGCAGTGTCGTTCCAAAAAAATCTTGCGAAATTAAATCTAAAAAATCATCGGTTGCTGTTTTTATTCTTGTTTGCAATGCGGAATAGGTATAGTCGGAATACATTAACGCGCCAAGCCAAGAATATCCTGCAAGAACGCCATTTAATATTGGCGTCGAAGCATCGCCGAACCAAGCTTGCGGCAGCGTTGATTTTATTCTTTTTGTAAAATCATTTTGATCACCAATCGCCATATAAATCCTTTTATTAGTTAACGGTGATAGTGCCTGCTTTTATCACATGCTGCGCATTCGCTGTTACGTCAGATGTTCCGCTATTAAGAAGCACGCTCGTGACATCCAATACCCCAGGACTTGCATCATAGGCAACCTGCATTAAACGGGTATACGCGAGCGTTGTTCCCAAAGGCAATGCATTTATATAGTCTGTAAGCGCATCTTCAACGATGCCTGCAACGGTTCCCTGCACATAGCCTGACGTGACGGTTACAGTCATCGAAACGTTTGCCGTTGTGACAATAGGTGCAAAAACGCCGAATCGAATAGCGCAGCCTCTTACAGCGTCAATGGCATTGCTCACAGTACTCAAAAGGTCTCCCGATGGAGTGCCTGTGCCGTCATCAACAACGACATAAAAATAACCGTAGTCAGTATCGCCGTTATAATCTTCGTTCTCGGTCAAGGTATAAATCAAACCCTGTTGTACGCTCGTGATAGCAAAGCCAATAGCCGTTTTTGTGGCTTTGCTGAGCGAGCCTATATAAGCAACAAATCGGATTTTGACGGCTGCGTCTGATTCTTTGTCAACTCCGTTTGTAAAAGACGAGGCATTTGTAACGGTGTCAACAAAAGGAATGGTGCCCACTATCGTATTTAATGCACCAACGGCTACGTTTCCAGCCGCTCCAGCAACGCTTGCTTCAACTGGCACATCAATGCTAGCTGTGTTAGCCAGCAAAACATAACCACCAAGGGGCGCGCTGTAATTTGGATTTGATGTATCAATCGTTACATAAAATATTTGAAGCCCATCTGCTGTTTGAACTTGCGTGCTCAATGACGGAGTTTCGTTTGCAAGAACTATTCCCTGTTGAGTGCTTGTAAAGCGCGCAAAAGTAACCGTTCCCGTTGCTGCTACGGCTGCCAATCTTTTTAATCCGTAATCGGCTATAAAAGTATCAACATCGTTTCCTTGGCTTGTTGATAAACGAGTTGTTGCTAATAATGCCAGTAGTAATCCTTGAATAAACAAACCAACATTCGCGGTGTTGCTTTCGACAAGCGCAAGCAAAATAGAGCCGATTTCAAAATCTAACAATGCGCTTGAGCTTGCTTGAATTGCAGCCACTTGATTTTGCACAAGTGTTGAGTAACTTTGTGTCTGTAATGGCATCGTTAATTGCTCACGTTAAAAGTTAAAAGTTGTAGTGTTTGCGTGGTTGCTTCGGTGTATTGAATGCTGCAATAAATTCCGTCTGTAATCGGTGTTATTGTGATGATGGGTGCGGGTATTTGTGAAACACTTGTTTCTAGAAAAATTTGGTTACGAATAATGCCTATAATTTCTTGAATTTTTGAGTTTGAAAGTGTTTGGCCAATGTATGCTGGTAAGCCTGCGCCGTAATCTAGGTGCCAAATGTACGCGCCTGGATTTGTGAGCAATCGCCTTAAAATTCTTTGGTTGCTAAGCGTTAAAACATCTACGCTTTGCAGGTCTCCGTTAACACTCGTTAGAATGTCAGAGCCGAAATAATGTGATACTTCCATGTATCGCCTTTTTACATTGGTTGATTGGGTGCGCTTGATGTTCCGTCAGGCGTTGGGTGGGTGTGTGCATTGTAAATGGCTCTCATTTGAGACATTCCGTTAGCATTTGATCCGGTATTATCTGTAATGTTTTCCGTTACCATAACCGAGCCAGTGACCGTTAAGTCACCCGTCATAACAAGATTTCCCGTGAGGTTTAACGTTGATGCTTGAATAGTTATCGTGCCATCGTTATTCATCTTGATGACGCTTCCCGTGGAATGAACTAGCCAGAATTCACCAGGGGGCGCAGGAAGTGGGCGATCGACATCATTAAAGCCGAGCAATGAAACCATGCCAGCTTCAAATGATCCCTCTTGAAAAGAAACTTTTGCCATTTGTCCGATAGTTGGCGGTGAAAACATTCCCCACCCATTACCCACCCAAGGGCTTAAAATAGGAAGCCAGCCGCTTTCGCTTTGGTCAGGTTGGTATAAAACTTTTACTGCATAATTATTGGGATCATAGGCGGAAATCGTAGCAAGTCGCGTTTGCGCTAAGTTTTGTGTAACTGCCTGCGCTTGCATACGCATGTGATTTAAAAATAAATCCATGCTCATACTAAAATCTCCGTTTCTGGCGAATGATTTTTGGCGGAAATTGTCATTGAATATCCATCGTTAACGCTCATTCTTCTTATAATGCTACTAGGAAAATAAATTTGGTCGAAAAGTGTTCCTGTTCCCAAAACTTGAATGGATGAGTTGATATTGATTAGATTGTCAGCTGGCCCTTCTGCTCTTAACTTCACCTCGTGAGAGCTTAATTGTTTTAGAAGATTTTGTGCTTTTTGAAGTGCCTGTTCGGGTGTTAAGTTTGGAAATATATAAGGAAAAACCTGAGCCTCTCCGATAGGCTGAGCCGCCCCACTTAGTACGCTATTTTTAGTGTGTGTTGCAGTAGCTCTTTTGGTAAATCCTTTTCTCTGTTTTTGATTCCAACTTCTGACCTCAACAATAATATCTTTTGATAGAGTAAAATTTCTTGAAAAAACAATACTAACCATGTTGCTATTATCAGAGCCGCCCAGAAAGCCAGGGACATAATTAATGACGTAAGGAATAGAGTCGCCTGATGGCTTAGGCTGAAAATATAGACTTTTGCCTTTCACAAAAACGTTAAAGTTTTCTTCTTGCGCTAAAAATGTCAGCAAATCCCATTCCGTTCGCTGGCTTGTTAGTCTTGCGTGGTCAATTTCGTAATATTTGCCGACTTTAATTGTGGTATCTGTAACGACAGGCGTTAAATTTCTTCGTTTTGCGAATAGCGTTGCAATTTGACTACTGGTTAGGTTGACGAATTTTTCAGTTGTTTTGCTGTCAATAAACAGTGCAGTTAAGTCACGGCCTGATAAAGTTATTTTTCCGCTGGCTGGCTCATAGTCCACATCATCAACTTGGCCCGTGATTAAATTATCAAGTCCAGCTGTGCTTAATATGTCAGGGAGCAAAGGAAACCCCGCGGATATTTCCACAATGATAGCAGGCTGGCTTATTATTACGATCGGAGCCAAATTAAGCGGAAGTGATTTAACGGGAATTTCTACACGAAAAGTATCAGCTATGTAATACGAGTTATTATCAATTTCAAAACTATCAAAAGGAATGATAATTCCGTTAATGCTCACAGACCCTCTTGGCTTCCTTGCCGAGTTCGGCAATTGAAACAGAGATGAAATTGTATCGGTAAGGCTCATTGCAAAATTCCGCCACTGTCAACATTGGTGTACGGGGGAATAACTAACGTCATCTGTCCTGTAATATAGGGGTCTGTTAACCCGTTTGCTTTTGCAATATAAGGCCATTGCGAGGCATCCTGATAATACTTTGCGGACAAATCAAAAAGATTCCCGCCAATTACTGTTATTAGTTTCGCGTTAGGAACTGAATTTATTAAATTTAAGTTTTTTTCAATCCGATTAAGAAAAAACTGAAGTTGGTACAACTCCATATAAAGCTGCATATCTTCCGCTTGTAGGCTTAGATTTTCAGTTGATGACATTTTATGCTCCGAAAAGTCTAGCACTTACAGCAGATAAAGATGATGCCACGTTATTTTTTACGGCTGTTAGAGGTGTTAAAACGCTGTTGATTGTTGACTGCGATGCGCCCTGAAACGTGGTGACTGCATTCATGGCTGTTGTAAGGGAAGACATAAGTGGCGATAGGGTGGAGCTATTAATAGCCGCTGATAATGTATTGGCCACCAATAAATCCCCCAACACCGCTTCATTGATTCCAAAAATACTTAAAAAATCGCTTTGGCTTGCATCTTGTACAACGGTCAGCGTAATTTCATAATTGACTTGATAAAATCGTTCAGTGTTTGCTTTAAAATGCTTTATAAGTACGGAATAATTTAAATTGAACCAGGAAAGCTGCAATATATCACCAGCGATTCTCATGCTGTCTAATTGAAGTGCTCGACTTAGTGCATCGGAGCCTGTCATTAAGCCGCCCCAACTGATATCGTCGTTTTGCCCACCAAGCACATCAATAACGCGAGAGCCGCCCACTAATTCATGAATATTTAACTTTTGTTCCCCCCCGAAATTAATAGAAACAGGAATTTCTAAATCCCTAAACTGGAAATTTCCGAGAGTAATAACTGTATCTGCCATTTGAAATCCATTTCAAACAATTTTATGTTTTTTAAATTATTTAGTAGCTCGGCTGCGTTAAAATATTATGGAAAGGGGTCATGCTGCCATCTGGTCTGGTTGAATAGTTTGGAGAGCGAGCGGCTTTCACTTGATGATGAGTAACGATATCAGCAACTTTTTTACCGTCTATATTAATAACATTATTTATTTGTGAGCCGCCATTTCGACTGGCGGAAGGAGTCGTGTTGTATTTTGATAAGTTATTACTAGGATGTAATAAGTTAGAAAATTGATTTGACAGGCTTCCAGGGTTACTAAATTTTCCCGCTGACTTAAGCGCGTCCGTATTTGATTTAACAGACCCCGCTATTTTATAAGCAGCAGCCCCCGCTAAAGCTAGCGCGGCAATCGGTCCTAGCATAGGCAATAGGGCTAATAATCCGACAGATATTAGCCTAAAACCAGTAGCTATCTTGGATAACCCTAAAGCCCCGCCTATGCTAGTAAATCCAAGACCAAGGGCCAATTGATGCAAGCTTCCCGCGATTAGGATATAGGATGCGCGGGAAATGGCGAGCGTTGCCAATGATGTGACTAGGAGCGTTATATTGCCAGCCACTCGTGGAAATTCTGTCGCTTCATCTGCCAATGTTTTAAAAACAACAGTTAAAGCACTTATCCCAGACAAAATTGTGGGTGTTATGGGTTCTCCTATTGCAACCTTAAATCTTGACCACTGTGAAGCAAAATTTTCTTCCGTTCCTATGGCTGTTTTTAATGCTGCGGCATAACTTTCTTCGCTACCCATGGCGTTTTTATCTATCGCCATGTTTTTTTCAATTTTTCCTCTTTGAAGATAAATTTTGCTTACAAGGTTCGCCGCTGTTCTGTTTCCAAAATCGTATGCAATTTCCTGTAAAATTTCTGATTCTGTATTAATTCCAGCTTTTGCAAGTGCTGGCAAATAAACGTCATAAATATATTTAAGAATATCTGTGCTTGCCAATTCATTATTTTTAACACCACCTTTTTTTATTCTCTTTATCGTGCCTATGCTAGTATATTCAGCACCGCCTTTTTTAAGAAGCCCGAGCTTTTGCCATCTCATTGCTGCCGCAGTAGTCATTTTTCCGCTATTAATTGTCTGGTATATAGACATTAATCCAGTTCCAACTCGAAATCCACCAAGTTCTTGGATAAGCGGTTCTAATCCGTAATACAATACTTCATTGTCGAGATGTTGCGCTGCCACACCACCCGTTTTTAATAAATTTAAATATTGGTTAAATAAAACTCTTCCACCTGTTCCGCTGATAACATGCTGTCCATAGTCGATTTGTTTTATCATCTCTTCTGTTGATTTAAAGCCGCCTCGTATTTCTACGACACGAAGCAAGTCTTGATATTGGCTTTCTCCTATCTTTATACCAGAGCCAGAAAATAAGGCATTATTAGCAAACTGCATTTTACTAATTACTGGGGCTATCTCCATCGCATGCTTCGTGTCGCCCATTACAACAACGCTATCACGCAACGTTTTTAGTGCTTCTATTGAGCTAACGCCTTCAAGATTAAGATTTTTTGCATAATTATCAGCTATTTTGTTTTGCGCATCCCCCAAATTTATTTGCGAAAACTCCGCCTGGGCCTGCATGTATTTCTTGGATTCTCGGTAAAGTCGATCCACTCCAAATAAGGGAACTGCCCCTGCAAACATCAAGCCAAATGGGTCTTTCCTTCCGCCTGAAGAACCACCCACTCTTCCGCCGCCAGACCTCCTGCCACCCCCACCAATTAGTGGTAATGATGATGCAGAGACAGCACCTATACCTACAGCGGCAGCATCGCCCATAACAGCGATCCCCGATAGTTCAGCTGTCAATTTTGCCGCTCTAGTCGATAAAACTGATACTCGATTTATACTGGTATCAATGCGTTTATTAAATCCGCTTAGGCTCGTGTTAACGCTAGTGAGCGCATTTCTAGTTCCGCCAGTTTCTACAGTAAATCTTGACAGCCGAGGGTTAAGCGTTTGAAGCAATGAACCCATCGTCCTTAGTTCATTATTTAAGGGCTTTAAACGGCTTGTTAGAACTGAGGTTGATTCGCTTGCTGTTTTTACGGCACGATTAAAGAGATTAAGTTTTTTGGGGGCATCACCCGTGAGGGCAAGATTAACACCAATTTTATAAACATCTGAAAAACTCATATTGTCTTACCCTTTAGCCACGCTACAAAAACTTTAGCAAAAATCTCACCAACTTTTTCCTTGCTCTCAAATGCTGCTGGCCCTAAAACAGGTCGTGGAGGAATCGTTTTTGTTCCGTTCTCGTGATAGACCATTAAATCGCTGTCGCTGCCTATTTGAGCGATTGGTGCAGTGACGTGATAATTGATGCTGTTCGCTAGTTTGCCCGTCATATATAGCGGGTTGTTAGGCTCAAAGCCTAGCCGCTCCCTTTGTGCTTGTGTATTTTCTTTTAATTCAGG